ATGGCAGGCTGCTTTCGCTGCCGCGCGATGATTGGCCGCCGGGTTGTCCACGCGATCAGCGTGCGCTGCAATTGTCACGGCTGGCGGCGGAGCATCACGACGCGCTGTTGTTGACCATCAAGCGGGTATTTGCGCTGCCGACCTGTGCGGCCCGGCTGATGATTTTGCTGTTGCAGTACGAGCATGTGCCGCATGCCCGGGTTGACATCGACCGCCAGGAGCTGGCGGTGCACATTTGCCGGATGCGCAAGGCGCTGCGCCCCTACGGTTTGCGGATTGAGACCCTGTGGGGTTACGGCTATTCGCTGCCATCAGAGCATCGTCGCCGCGCCATGGAGATGGTGTTGCCAAGGGTTGGGGATTAACTGGCAGCAGGCGGAAGCCTTATGGACGTTCGACCCTTTATCACGACCAAGGAAGTGTTTGATCTATGGATGACCGGTCTGCAAATAAAACAGATCGCCGCCGGAGCTGAAATGTCCGCCAGCTACATCTCCAGGATGCTCTACGACGCCATAGCGGAGCTGGAACCCTGGGACGACAAAGGTACCCGACCAGGACCTGAATGGAACGCCCTTTACGACGCATATGAGGATCGCCGCTGTGAAAGGGTCAAACAATTAAGAGCCCAACGATTATACAATCGCCGCCAGTCTAATGGCTCTCAAACGTAAGTGCCCGCCGTGCCTTCACTGGCGGTCATTTGATCCCGACGTCGATTGGCAGCACCCAATAGCGCTTGTCGCCGCCGGAATTTTCATCGATGCCGCGCAGCATCACGGTCAGGGTATGGCCTGGCTGCAGTTTGTCGGCCGGCACCGTGAACTCGTTTTCACCGTCCTCTGCAACCTTCATACGCTCATAACTGACGATTTCGCCGCCGGCATCGTTCACGATCAAAAGGATTTCCTTCAGGCCGTTCATCGTGTCGGGTAGCTCCAATTCCGCCTATAGCACCGGGATCCGCTCGTCGCCGATCATGATTACGGTGCTCCAGCGCGTTTCCTGCAATCCCACTCGGGCGATCTGTTTGATGTCGTCGAACCAGGGTTGTTCGCGCCAGCGCAGCTTTTGTGCCGGATCGACGATGAAGCAGATCACGGTTTTGCCGTCGTTGATCTGGGCGTCGATCACGATCTTGCTTAACTTTGGGTACCAGTGCTCGCCGAACCGCATATCGCGCAGCCAGACGCAATGGAAGTCGCGGCACGGTTGCGGCCTGTGCTGGTAAATTTTGCAGCCACCGCCGGGCTTGATAGCGTGCGGGCACCAGTCGTGGCGTGGCTTGACTTCCGGCACGCCCATGATTTTGCAGCACAGGCTACAGCTGCCGCAGCTGCGCATTCGCTGGTTTTCTCATATGTCGTCCCAGAACATGTCCTCGCCGAACTCTGATTTCCCCAGCGTGCCGAACAATTGCTCCAGGGATGGCCAGACATCTATTTCATTGCTCTTGTGCCAATTTACAGCGATCCTGCCGTCCGCAAATACCACACCTTTGCACAACAACTCGCTTGGGATGTTCTTTGCATTGTCGCTCAAGCGTCTGGCGAGAGTGAATCGCTTGATTTTGCTTATGTCGTGCGTGCTGACGTCCTGCTCTTTGCTTACCGGTCCCGGGCCCCACCGCGCCAGGCAGCTGTGCTGTCGCAGTCCTGGCATGATTGGTTCCCGGCAGCCGAACAACGAATGGATTTCATAGCCTTCGTCAGCAGCCTTGTGGACGTCAGGACAATCGGCTCGATGCACCAGGATTTCGCCCTCATCAGGTTCGGTAGTGAGTGCGAGGTGGTAAGTCCTGTTCATGTCCAACATCATGTCCACCCCAATGCGGTAATGCGCGGTCGGTCCTTGATCCGCGGCCGTGGCGTCAGGCGCCGGGCGAATTCGTGCACCAGATTACCATGAACCACCAGGCAGATGTACTGCAGGCAATCGGCGACGTGCGAGAAGCCTTCCTTGTCGAACTTCTCCGGAATGCTCCTCAAGCCGCCGTCGCGGTGTTTCTTGTAGCGGTAGCCGCCCGACATCGCGCGCACCAGCCAGGGGCAGCCGGGTCCATTGATGCACAATGCCGGGCCGCCATTGACCTGGCGTCCGAGCAGGGTTTCCACCGCTCTCAACCTGGTGTCGATATCGTTGGTCGGCGCCGGGAACGCCGGCAGCCCGAGCCGCTTCAGCGCGTCGAACGAGGTTTCTTCGGCGATGGTGCCTTTGGCGATGCCGGAGGGGTCGCCCACCAGGATCACTTTCGAGCCGATGAATTTCTCTGAATAAAGCTTTGGCCGCAGGTTCTGCTCGACGTGTTTCTCCAGGCCGATGTTGCTGGCTGGCACTTCCATGTGGATCAGGAGCCGGCCCATGTGGTCGACCTGGCCGATCAGCGCCCAGGGATTGCGGCCGAAGTCGATGCCGACGATCAGCGGATAGCCCGGGATCACGAAGGTCTCCCGCACCACATGGAAGCTGGACTTGAACGAGGCCTTGAACACCGCTTCGCCGGAAGGATCGTCGCCGTATTCGGCGTAGACGTAGCGTTTCACCCAGGCGCTGTCGCTGCCGTACATCTCGACAAAGCGCTCGTAATATTTCCGCCCCTGTGCCAGCCGGTCGGGGTGGTTAAACGGGAGTTTGGTGGTGACTTCATTCTGCAGCAGGTAGTTCAAATTCTCGGCCTTGTCCGACATGCCGCTGGGCTGGATGAAGACCTGCCAGTCCGCCGGCGGCTCGACCATGAACTTGGCCCAGTCGGAAAGCTCCACTGGCATGTTGGTGTCGGCCAGGATGCCACACCAGGTTGGGATGCCGCGGTTGCCTGACGGATAGCGGCCGATGCGGCCGGAAATCGGGGCCAGGATATCGAAGTTGCATTCGATGATTTCGGAGATGAAGGCGCCGGTCAATTGCATCGACAGCAGCCGGGCCTGGTCTTCGGCGTTCTCCAGCGGGATGAAGATCCACTCGCTCTTGACGTCGCCGAAGTCGAGATAAAAGGTGTTGTCCGAAACCCGCCACTCGCCCAGCCCCACCAGCCAGTTTTGCATGTCCTTCAGTACAGTGTCCTTCAACTGCTTCAGGGTTTGCCGCACGAAGGCGAAGCGGGTGTAGCGGTAGCCGTCGGGTGCCCTGGCCTGCGCCATCGCACGCCGCAGCACCTCGATGATGCACGCGGTGGTCTTGCCGCTGCCGACCGGGCCGGCGGCGATGCGGCCGAACGCCTGCGATTTCATGAAGGAGGCCAGCGTCGGCGGCGCCGTGTAGTCGATTGCCATTTAATCCTTGCCGATGCCGGGAAACTTCGCCTTCACCTTGGCGCGCACCGCGGCTTTTTCCGAACTCGAACCATGCTGGCTGACCCGCGACAGCGCGTTGCGGGCGTGGGATTTGTCCGGGATCGGGTACGAGCCCGATCCTTTGCCGCTTTTGCCTTCGCCCTTGCCGGGCAGCGCGAACGAGCTTGACGGCAGCCGTTTGCGATCGCCTGCAGACAGTTTGGCCATGGGTCACCGCTCCTATGCCGCCCCGGTCGCCAATTGCTGATGGATGCCGCCGGGTGCGTACTGATCCAGGGTCGGCGCCGCGCAGATCAGCCGCAGCTGCTCGTAGGCGCCGCCATTGGCGTACTGATTGTAGGTGGTGCCGGGACCGGAAGTGTCGGCGTCCGAGATCTGCTTGAAGACGCCGCCGGGATTGTACTGGTTGAAGGTGATGGTGGCCATGGTCAGGTTCCTGTCAGTCCGCTTGTGCCTGACGTGCCTGATGTACCTGATGTGCCTGATGTCCCTGACGCTCCGGATATGCCGGTCGGCCCCATGCCGGCAGGGATTTCCTTGACGTCCATGATTTCGATTTCCTCGCCTTCGGCCGCCGATTGCACTTTTTGCGCAATGGCCTGCTCGCGGCCTGCGGCGCTGACCGTCTCATCGGTGATCTTGCCGGTAACACGGGATCTGATCACGAACGACGCCATGCTTGCGCCGCTCGCTCCGCTGGTTGCGCTTCCGGTTGCCCCGGTGGGGCCAGTCGTTCCAGTCGCCATGGTCGTTCTCCTCCAGGGGGTTACCGCGGGTTAACGGGGGTTACCGCGGGTTAACGTTGCTCTTCAGCGTTTAGCAACGACTCCAGGGTGAGCTGCTCCGGGGTCGCATTAGGGGTCTCGACCGCAATCGACTTGTCGTAGGTTTCAATCACGGGTTTGCCGTCGACATCAGCGCCGAGATTGATGGTGATCATGAACCTTTCGCTCGTGTTCTTCTCGGACTTGACCTCGCCGATGCCGGCGTTACGCGCCAGCAGTTTGGCGACGTCGGTGGCGGCCGGCAGCGGCTCTTTCAGGTCCAGCGCGCGGCGGGTCAGCATCGGCAGGATCTGCTCGAGATAGGCCAGCGAGCCGATCTTGATTCGATCTCCGGTCGAAATTGTCGAATTCCACTCCAGCGTGAACTGCTCCTTGGCGCGCGCGTAGAATTCCAGCTTTGAAATCTCGTAGTAATCGGTCTCGGTAATGCCGAAATCGTCGAACACCTCCGCGTAGGGGCGGACGTTCATCGCCATTTCGCGCGCCAGCTTGGCCAGTTTGATTTCGTCGAGTTCGACCATAGCGGGAGTCCAGGTTATGGAACATTTTCCAGCCAGATCGCCCATACTCCACAAGTATTAATATTTCCTTAAGAGTTTTTCGATTTTCTGCCCGAATGGCAGAAACCGCTTCCGGCAATCTTGGCGTCCTCAACGTGCCTCCCGCGGGCAATCCACTCGGCCAGGTTGGCGTTCTCAACGTGGTGCCTCCGGCCGCGCTGGAAGCGATGATCCGCCAGCGCGAACTTGACAAGGCGGCAGCGCTTGCGCCGCCCGAACCGGCGCCGCCGGAATTGTGCGGCTACATCCGTGCTCAGTTCGAGATCATGCGCAACCACCGCAACACCGCCAGCGGTTGGTCGAACCGGCTGCTGGAAGCGCTGCGCACCTTTAATGGCCAGTACGCCCCCAGCCGGATGCAGGAGATCGTCAAGTTCGGCGGTAGCCAGGTCTATGCCCGGCTCAGCGCGCAGAAGTGCCGGGCGGCATCGTCGCTGTTGCGCGATATCTATCTCGGCCCGGACCGGCCCTGGAGCATCAAGCCGCCGGCCGATCCCGACATCCCGCCGGAGATTATTCAGAAGATCGACCAGTTGATGCAGAGCGAGCAGCAGATGGTGGCGCAGACCACCGGACAGCCGCCGGCGCCGGAGGATATCCAGAAACGACGGATGGCGCTGCTGGACTCGGCCTCCGATGCGGCGCGCAAGAAAGCCCGGGAGCAGGCTCAGATCTCGGAGGACCGGATCGAGGAAATGCTGCAGGAGGGCGGGTTCTACCACGCCATGGCGGAGTTTCTGGTCGATCTGGCGATTTTCCCGTTCGCCTGCATCAAGGGCCCGACGGTCAAGGTGATGCCGGAAGTGAAGTGGCCGCCCGGCGGCGGTCGCCCGCAGGTGGTGCAGACGCCGAAGATGGTGTGGGCGCGGGTGTCGCCGTTCGACCTGTGGTGGACGCCGGGCGTGTCCGACATCGCCAACGCCAGTGTGATTGAGAAGTCGCGGCTGACCCGGGCCGAATTGAACGACTGTCTCGATCTGCCGGGGTTCGACCAGGCCGAGGTGCGCAAGGTGCTCGAGGAGTACGGCCGCGGCGGGCTGTACGACAGTTGGGACACCACCGACGCTGAACGCGCGGTGCTGGAGAGCCGGGAGAACCCGGCCTGGAACCGGTCCGGGCTGATTACCCAGATGGAATTCCACGGTAACGTGCAGGGCCAGATCCTGCAGGAATATGGCATGCCGGGGGCGTCCGATCCGTTGCGCGACTACCGCATCGATGCCTGGTGCATCGGCTCGCACGTCATCAAGGTGCAACTGTCGCCCAGTCCGCGGGCGCGACACCCGTATTTCATCACCAGTTTCGAGAAGGTGCCGGGGACGCCGCTCGGCAACGGCCTGATCGACATGGTCGCCGACCTGCAGGACGTCGCCAACGCCTGTCTGCGCTCGCTGGTTAACAACGTCTCGATCGCTTCCGGGCCGCAGGTGGTGATCAACGACGACCGGATCCGGCCGGAGGAAAACACCGACGACCTCTATCCCTGGAAGCGCTGGCACGCCACTAACGATCCGGTCGGCAACAATTCCAAGGCTCCGGTCGAGTTCTTCCAGCCGCAGAGCAACGCCCAGGATCTGCTGACGGTGTTCAAGTCGTTTGTCGACCTGGCCGACGATGTCAGTGCGATCCCGAAATATATCGGCGGCCAGCCGGGCGGCGGCGCCGGGCGCACCTCGTCTGGGCTGGCGATGCTGATGAACAACGCCAGCAAGATCCTGCAGACCGTGGCCGCCAATGTCGATCGCGACGTGCTCGAGCTGGCGTTGCAACAGCTCGCCGATCTGGTGTTGTTGACTGACACCACCGGGATGCTGACCGGCGAGGAAGACATTTCGGTGCAGGGCGTCACGGTGGCGGTGCAGCGCGAGACGCTGCGGCAACGCCAGCTCGAATTCCTGCAACACACCAACAACCCGACCGACTTCGCGATCATGGGTGCCAAGGGCCGCGGCTCGGTGCTGCGCTCGGTGTCGCAGACCATCGGGCTCGATGGCGAGGCGGTGGTGCCGACTGACGACGAGCTGCAGAAGAAGGAGCAGGCGCAGCAGCAGGGCGCGGAGCAGCAGGCGCTGAGCCAGCGCGTCGAGCAGGGCATTCAGCTTGGCGTCCAGCAGGGCGTCAGCAAGATTTCAACGGAGCTGACGGCGGGATTACTGGCTGCGCAGGCGGGTGGCATGGGCGCTTCGCCGGGAGGGCTCCCTGGTGGGCCTCCGGGCATGCCTCCCGGGGTTAACCCGGCGGCGCAGGCGCAGGGTAATCAGCCTTCGCCGATGTCCAACGCGCCAACGCAGGGAGCGAATCTGATGGGTAATCAGCCGGCGCCGCCTGGACCGGGCGGCCGGCCGGCGCCGATAGGAGGCGGGCCTGGCTAAATTGGTGTGGAATGCAATTGTGAAAAATGAAGCGGCGATTATCGATCGCTGCATTAAAAGCCTGTTGCCTCATGTCGACGGGGCGGTGATCGTCGATACTGGGTCGACCGATGGGACTCCGAGACAAATCATACAGCTGTTTAATGCAGTCAATAAGCCTATCCGGCTGCAACATGTGCCGTTCGAGAATTTTGAACAGGCCCGTAATGCGGCTTTGAAGGTTGCTCGAGAGTCCGATCTCGAGTGGGACTATCTCCTCTTGGCCGATGCCGACATGGAGTTGAAAGTCTACAAGCCCGACTGGATCAACGGCGCGAAAGGGTTGTCCTATGACCTCAAGCAGACTGCCGGATCAGTGGGATATTACAATCGACGCCTGGTTAGCCGTCGTGCAACGGGCTGGTATATTGGCTGTACTCACGAATATCTCGATGTCGAGACTGCTGGTCACCTTGATGGTGCAGAATTCATTGATCATGCCGACGGAGCCAATCGGCCGGACAAGTTCAGCCGCGATATTGCCCTGCTCGAACAGGCCCTCAAAACTGAAACTCGTGAAGGACTGATCCAGCGCTATCACTTCTATCTGGGTCAATCTTATTTCGACTCCGGCAACTGGACCAAAGCGGCGGAGCATTACAAGATCCGAACCACGCTTGGCGGCTTCGACGAGGAGGTCTGGAATGCACAACTGCATTACGCGCACTGTCTTGCGAACATGGGAGACCAGGCCGGCTTTCTTTGGGGAATGCTGCGGGCCTACCAAACTCGCCCCCAGAGATTGGAGTCGCTGTACGATCTTGCCAAATATTTCCGCGAGCGCGGCGATAACCAAACTTCGCTATTGTTCTCCGAACCCGGATTGTCCTTGCGACCTCCCGGAGATCTGCTGTTTGTCAACAATTACGTATATAATACTGGCCTGAAGGAAGAGTTTGCGATCTGCGCCTACTACGATCCGCGCAAGCGGACGGAGGGTGCCAAAGTCTGCAACGAGGTGGCGCTGTCGAAGCAGGCGTCCTGGCAGGCACGCGAGCAGGCGCGGGCCAACCAGTACTGGTATCTCAGGCCATTGGCGCAGCACGTCCCGTCGTTCCGGCCGTTGCAGATCGTGCTTCAACCACCACCAGGGTATGTTGCCACCAATCCATCGGTGGTCAACTACAAGGGTAAGCCGTTTGTATTGGTGCGTACGGTCAATTACAGGATCATGTCGGATGGGCAATATGCAATTCGGGGATCGGACGGTCGTTGTGACCGGGATCATCCTATTAGTACTCGTAATTATCTTGTCGGTCTGGCTGCTGGGCTAGCGATTGAGTCGAGCTACGAGCTGGCGCTGCCGGTCAGTTGGCCGGATCCGAAGTTTGATCTGGTGCGGGGGTTCGAGGACGGCCGGCTGTTCGAGTGGGGTGCTTCCGGTGCGCTCGGCATGCTTTACACGCTTTCTACAGTACGCGAGCTGACGCCGGAGGGCTGGTGTGACCAGGTGTTGGCGTCTGTTCTGGATACGGCGGATGGTGGTGTGGCCTATTGCGGGGCAGACACCGTTCATGTCGCAGAACGCCGTCATGAAAAGAACTGGATGCCGTGGGTGCAAAAGGACGGGACGTTGCAGTTCGTTTACCGGTTGGGGACGCTGATCGATCCGTCTGGCAAGCTGATCTGTCAGCACGACTGTGATCTCGATGTTGGTCACATCAGCGGCGGGTCGCAGGTTATCAATGTCGATGGCGTCTGGTTGGCGCTGGTGCACGAAGCCAGACCGACCCCGGGCCGCTCAATTCGATACTACCAGCATCGCTTCGTGGTGTTCGACAACGACGGTCGCCTCTCGCAGATATCGCCGCCATTCTGCTTTCACGACCGACAGATCGAGTTCGCGGCGGGACTGTCATATTTTCCCGATAAAAGACAGCTGTTGGCGAGCTATGGGGTGCGCGATTGCGAAGCCTGGCTGGCGACGATGGATGTCGATGACGTCATTGCTTTTATCGCGGAAGGTGCGTGAGTAGACGGCGCAATGGTGCGCAAAACACAAAGGATGTGAGACTATGAATCAACCATTCCTTGCCTTGATTACGCCGATTGGCGGCGGTGGCGGCGGTGGCGGCGGACAGCCTCCCGGTTACTGGGGCGGTGTCGCGCCGCCCCATGTCGATATTGGATTTCCGATGCCGCAACCGCCCACTGGTGGACAGCCTCCGCTGGGCATCTGGGGTGGCCGGCCGCCGCCGTATGTGGACATTGGTGGTCCGGGACCGCAGCCGGTACCGCCCGGTTATTGGGGCGGTGTAGCACCCCCGCTGCCCACGCATCCGATTGCACCGGGTGGACCGCCTCCAGGTATCTGGGGTGGACGGCCACCCTACGTCGATATCGGTGGACCAGGACCGCAACCGCCAACAGGTACTCCTCCAGGTTACTGGGGCGGCGTAGCTCCACCCCTGCCGACGCATCCGATCGCGCCGGGCGGACCGCCTCCGGGGATTTGGGGTGGTGGCAATGTACCCATGCCGACGCCGCCGATTTATTTCCCACCGGAAGGTTCAAAGCCGCCGTTGGGAATTTGGGGTGGAAAACCGCCGCCGTATGTCGATATCGGTGGACCGCCGTCGCAACCCAAGCCGGAACATCCGATTGTGTTGCCGCCCAATTTGCCGCCAACCATTCCGCCGGAAGGTGAGCAGCCCGAACGTCCGATTGATTGGAAAACTGCGTGGACTCCGACAACGGGCTGGGTCATCGTCGGTGTTCCGTCCGAAGGCACGACGGTGCCGACGCCTTCTCAGTGAGGAAGGTTGTAACATCAGTAGTGTTGGCTGCCGTCTTCATCACATTGGCGACGGCAGCCGAACGGCCATCTGTAAAACCTTGCGTAGAGGATCAGCAGCAGGAAGATCATCTGCGTGTCATGATGTCCGACAGCATGGATCAGGCTTTCAGGCAGCATATGATGCATTTGTTTGATGTCTGGATCAAAGAACAGGCTGAAGAGCCAGAGCGTGCAGTTACTGGGGCGAATATTGGCATCGATGCCTACGTTCGTTCCATACGTAGTTTGCGAAAGTGGAGGCCACAGCGATGTTGATTCGATGAACGCCATAGAAGAGACCGGGAAAGTCGCAACAGGCGTCGTGAATGCAATGCAATCGACGCCGCTGGCGATTGCCTTGCTGGTCGTCAATGTCGGGTTTCTCGGGTTCGCGGCCTATGTGCTCGGCGAAGTCGCGGCTAATGCGCAGGAGCGCAACAAAACGCAGAGCGAATTGATCAGCAAGCTGGTATCTGACATCCGTGACTGCCGGCAGGGGCCGAAGCAGCAATGACCAATCTTCGCGGCAAAGTTTCCTGGTTTGGGGGCCCTTCCGATACTGATGTTGCGCCGGACGAAGGTTTAGCTTTTTTGTACGACGTCTCCGATGCGCCGCAGCTTTTCCTTGACGAGCAGCCGCCGGGGACGACCGGATTGGCGCGGCGGCTGGATTCCGACAACGTTTTTTATATCGCCACGCGCTGGGACTACGACATCTATCCGAAGTCGATGCTGCCTGACATGAGGGTGAAGGTTACTGCGACCAAGACCGGCAAGAGCATCATCTGCACGCCCGCCGATTGGGGACCGCATCAGGATACGAATCGTTGCGCAGATGTCTCGCGCGCGACCTTGGCAGCGCTAGGCATCGAGACCGATGATGAAATCGAAATCGAATTTCCGTACCAAGGAGTCGAGCCCATGAGCGACGATTGCAAGATCATCGACATCAGCCATCACCAGGACTTCCCGAGCTTTGATCAGGTTGCCGCTGCCGGTGTGATCGCCATGATTCACAAGGCGACCGAGGGTAGCAGCTATGTCGATCCGAACCGCGCCAGGAATTGCAGCAATGCTATAAAGGCCGGAATTGCCTGCTGCACCTACCACTGGCTGAAGCCCGGCAATGCCAAACAGCAAATCGCGTTCTACCTGAAGACGATTGATCCGATGCCGGGTGAGCGGATGGTGATCGATTATGAGGAGGACGGTTGTACACTGTCCGATCTCAAGGAAGCGGTGCAGGCGTTGCTGGATGATCCACGCGGGCTGCAAGTGACGGTCTACAGCGGGCATCTGCTCAAGGAACAACTTGGCAGCAAACACGATGCATTTCTAGCCGACAATACTGATCTCTGGTTGGCGCAGTACACTTCAGGCACGCCGTCATGGTCGATAGGAACCTATCCGCAGTGGACGTTGTGGCAGTATTCGGAGACCGGCCATATTGATGGTATCGGTGACAATTACGTCGATCTCAATCGCTTCAACGGTTCAGATGAAAATCTGGTGAAATGGATCAGCCCGGCCGGTGGCGTTGAGCCGGTGCCGCCCGAGCCGTTACCGGAAATGGCTTCGGTGCATTTCAATGTACAGACGTCCGGCCAAGTTGCGGTGAGCATCGCGATTAATGGCGAGGTGATCTACGGCGACGACCCACAATTTAGTTAATATTTGCTTAAGAATTTAGTTCTAAGCCTGCCAAAATCACAGGAGGCTTCTCCATGGCTGCCAAGACCAAGCAGGAAACCGAGCACGACGTCACCTTCGCCGAGGGTGGCGATACCCACATGTTCGGCCAGCAGGCCGCGGGTCCGGACAAACCGGGCAACACCGGTAAGGACACCAGCGGAGCGCCAGGCGCGAAGTTCGCCAAGGGTGGCTCGACCAAGATGCATCCTTACACACCGGTGCGGGAAGCCAAGGCGGGACAGACCTCCCAGTAAGACGAGTTCACAGTAATGGCCAGAGCCCCGAAACCCATACCTCTGCCGCCGGCGCCCAAGCCGGTCGACCCCAACAAAGCGGTTTTAAAGCCGCCCCGACTCAAACCGATCAGCACGCGCGATTACGGTAAGGGCGGCACGCCTTTGTCCGGAGCGCCGGATCTGGGCGTTCGCGGCGCCGGTATCGGCTATGGAGGTCCCAAAGATGGTTTTTAAAAAACAACTCACGCCAATCGGCGGCGGCAAGGGCCGCATCAACATGCAGCGCGGCAAGGGCTCGACGGTGCAGCGAAATACGCCTGGTCAGCAGGAGACGCTGACCGGCGGCAATCCGCTGGCGCGGATGCTCAACCGCTATCCAGCGCAACCGCAGCCGGCCCCGAATGCGATGGCGCCACCAACTGCGCCGGCAGCGACTGTTGGGCCGCAACCGACAGCGGCAATGCCGCCGGCGATGCCGCCGATCGGGCCGCCTGATCAGGGATGACGGCGCGACGCAAGGAATTGATGGATTATACCCGTATCCTGCGCAATGCGGCGCCACAGGAATTTGCCAGTTTCTGCCAGGCATTCGAGCGTTACACCGATTTGATGGTTACCGACCTGGTCAATGCAACCGGGGATTTGGCGTTGGTACAGGGTCAGGCGCGGCAATGCCAAAACATCCTGGGTATCTTGGAGGAAATAAAAAATGGTTGAAGTTGTGGTCGATCAGAAACCGATCGAGAAGCTGCCTTACGATCCCGCGTCGATCCCCGATGCCGTCAAGCGACGCGTTGCAGCCGTAGAGGCGCTCTACAGCGCCCCGCTGGCAGAAACACCACAGCCTGCAGAGCATTCCAATGGCTCGCAACCAACGCTTCCGGTTGTCGAGTCGGCGTCGGCTCAGCTTACGCTTCCCTTAGCTGAGCCGGCCACGCAGGCGCCGGAACCACAACCGCCCCTTGCCCCTCCGGCGTCTGCGGATCATAAGCCTCCACCGCCAGACGACGGGAATTCAGACACCTGGAAGTCGCGCTACATGGGGCTGCAGGGTCGCTTTACAACATCGCAGAAGACGATTGGCGAGTTGGAGGAGCAGGTCACGCAGATGGGCAGGGAGATGCTGCAGCTCCAGCAATGGGCTTCCCGGCAGTCGCGTCCTGCGCCGGCACCGCCATCCTATGTGACCGAAAAGGATGTTCAGGATTACGGCACCGATCTGGTCGACTTCACCCAGCGCGCCGCGGTGCAGGCGGTGGCGCCGCATCTGCAGGCGCTGGAGCAGCAGAACGTCGAACTGCAGCGCCGATTGGCTGACGAGGCACGGGCCCGGCTCGATATGCGGGTCGAGGCGGCGGTGCCGAACTTTCGGGAGATCGATCGTGATCCACGCTGGCTTCAGTGGTTACTTGGTATTGATCTTCTATCGGGACGTGTTAGACAGACATTGTTGAACGAAGCTATCGCGTCAGCCAACGCGCCACGTGTAATCTCGTTCTTCAACGGCTTCCGGCAAGAGGAAGCAGCTACAGGGCACAGCGAGCCAGCGCCCAGCTCCAGGACCCTCCGGGAGCCGGCGATTGATCTGGGTTCGCTTGCGGCCCCTGGCAGGGCCAGGCCGGCAACGGGCGGCGACGCTTCGATGCCCAGCGACAGACCCACTTACACTCGCGCTCAAATCGCACAGCTCTACTCTGCGCACCGCAAGGGCGCATATGTCGGGCGTGAGGCTGAATGGGCTCGGCAAGAGGCCGATATCATTGCGGCTGGTGCGGAGCGGCGCGTCCAGATGTAACCCGGGGGCTGCTCGTCACTGAACGGTAGTAGCCCCTTAACCAGGGACTACTCACATGCCTATCCCCAGTGCCGGATTCCCCGGCGCAACGTCAGGCTCTGTACCCGCTCTTACACCCGTAGGTAGTACAGGTAACCTCCTACAATCGACTGGTTTCATCCCTGAAATCTGGTGACCGCTGGCCAGATTAAATCGGTGTTGAAGCAGCTAAATTGGTCGAGAAGTTCTATGCTTCCACAGTCTTGTCGGCCATATCAAACACCGATTACGAAGGTTTTGAGCAAGGATTTAGCCTTCGTTAAACCGGGTGAATTGTCTGGAAACTCTGACCGCGTAATGGCGAAGACAATCAGCAGCCAAGCCGCAAATGTAAGGAAAACCCCAGGGTTGCGGAAGGTTCAACGACTAGGTGGTGAGGAAACGATACTCCGCCCACGAGCGCCCGGCTTCCCCGTAAGGGATGATGAGATAGTCTCATCTGCAGGGAAACCTGCAGGAAGATAGGGATAAAGAGCCCTATCAGCGAAGAAGTTGGAAATCCAAAATCAGGGCGATCGTGTCAAAATTCGCACGAAGCCCACCATCACCATTCGCGACTACAAGGCGGATGGTCTGCTCGGACTCGATCGACCGACCGGAGGTTCGGTTGAACTGTACATCGGCCTCGGCAAGTACTTCTCGCTGATCCTTGATGACGTGATGGAAGTCCAGTCAGATCTTAACTTGTTAAGCATGTGGTCCGACGACGCGGCCCAGCAGCTCAAGATCACGGTCGATCGCGACGTGCTTGGCGGCATTGTCGGCGCGGCAGCGGCGGCCAACAAGGGTGCGACCGCCGGGGTGATCTCCGGCAATCTCAACCTTGGCATCAAGGGTACGCCGATCACGGTGGTCGGTCGTCAGGCTACTCCGCCGGTGGCGGGGCAGATCGAGATCATCGACGTGCTGTTGCGGCTCGGCCAGTGTCTCGACGAGCAGAACATTCCGGAAGCCGGTCGCTGGGTGGTGATGTCATCCGCATGCGGTCGTCAGATCAAGCAGTCCGAGTTGAGACAGGCTTACTTATCCGGTGATCCTGTTTCGATGCTGCGTAACGGCCGGCTCGGAATGGTTGATCGTTTCACAATATACATCTCTAACTTGCTTCCGTCGGTTGCGACCGACGCGACAAACTTTGCGGCTGGTGAACAGCCGATCTTTGCTGGGCACGCCCACGGGCTTACGTTCGCGTCGCAAATTTCAAAGGTAGAAACTTTGCGTTCCGAGCTGACGTTTGGCCAAATCCTTCGTGGCCTGCAGGTCTATGGCTATCAGGTGGTGGATCCATCTGCGATAGCCCAAGCACAGGTCCTCCTGGCGTAAACTTGGAGGGGGCTTTGGCCCCCTCTTTTGTTTGCAAGCATTATGCAAACTTCTCGCTCTAGCCTGCTCCGCACCGGAGCGGCCAGATGGCGACAAGCCCTTCCTATTACGGCAATTACAGCGACAGCGAGCTGCCGACCTTGAACACGGTGGCGGACTATATTGCCGATGCCCGGACTCAGTTGCAGGACATCGTTGGGGATAGATATCGCTACGACGACCAGTCGTTGTTGACGGCGTTGAACATTACCCTGCTGGAAGCGCGCTGGCTGCGGGCGGACCTGTTTGTCTACAACCTCGCCACCAGGGGGCAGGTGCAGTCCTTTTCGGCTGTTGATGATACCAAGGTCGCCATCGAGGCGAGCTTTCGGCCAGCGATCCTGAACGGGGTTATCGGGCATGCCTTGAAGCGTGACCAGGAAGACGTCCAGGACGCCCGCGCTTCTTCATATTTGAGCATGTTCACGGCTGGATTGACCGGTCGCAGCTTGGTTGGCGTGGCCGGCGGCTCGCCGCCGTCCGGGAGACAGCAATGAGCAAAACCTCCGATTGCGACAAGTATTGGTACAAGCTGATCAGTCGGGCTAACGTGACCCTGACCGGCGCTTCCGACGCCGAACTCAAGGTGCAGCTGTTCGACACCCTGCAGCAGTTTTTCGACGAGTCGAATAGCTGGCTCGAGACTATCAACTTCACCGTTATCCCGGACAGTCTCGACTATCCGCTGATGCCGCTGACCGGGCGGGTGCACCGGTTGTATGGTGTTGTCGACCAGAACAACGTGCCGCAGCAGGCGGTGATGCCGGTGATCGGCACCGTGCATTTTCTTTATCCATACAGCAATCCGCAGCCGATGTGGGCGACGGTGGTCAAGAACGTCACCGATCCCTTCAGCTGCTTCCCGCCGAACATTCCGCCCTGGGTGCTGCCGGTTTACGGGCTCGGCATTCTCAGCGGCGTGCTCGGCAACATGATGCTGCAGCCGGGACAGAGCTATTCGAACCAGACGCTGGCGTCGTTTCATCTCAGCAAGTTTCGCGACGCGATCGCGCATGCGCGGGTGGCGACGATGCGCGCCAACACGGTGGGTTCGCAGAGTTGGGCGTTTCCACAACAGTTTCGCGTTGGCGGCCAGCGCGGTGGCGTCAGTACCGCGAATGTCAATCCGATGACGTTGAGGTAAGCCATGGATCAGTGTTGCCCCAGCGATGGCTGCGATCACAGCGTGACATCAGCGCATGTCGATCTTCGGATCGACAATAATGGCACCTGGCAAGACGCCTTCCAGTTCGGCACTCCGGACGACACCAGCTGGACCTTGACCGGCCAGGCTTTCGAACTCGACGTGCAGCGCAGCCCTTATGATCTGGTGCCACTGCTGCACATGGACAGTGCCGGTGGGCAGATCGTTATCGACGATGTGGTGCAGCGGGTGATTCACTTCAACGTCCCGCCATCGGATCTTCAGGCCAATCTCAGCCCGGGGACTTACGTATATGACCTTGTGATGGTCAATGGCTCCAATGTCCGGGTGCCGATGATGCACGGCGCGCTGATCGTAGCGCAGGGGATCACGTATCCGGCGGGGCCCTGATGCCGATCATCAACAACGATCCTGCCCTGGTAGAGACACGGCCCGTTGTGGTGGTGAACGGCCCCACTGGTGCAACCGGTGCGCCTGGCGGGCCAACCGGTCCATCGGGTCCAGCCGGTGCAGCGATAACGGGGCCGACCGGTGCAACCGGGGATCGTGGTGTTGGGCCGACCGGTGCGACCGGAGCGGGAGCGTTTACCGGGCCGACCGGGCCGAGGGGATTAACCGGCCCACCAGGGACATTAGGCGGATCGACTACGGTATCCGGGTTGCCGGCAGCGAGCAGTGCAGGGGCGCGAAGTTTTGTCACCGACGCGACGGTCACGACGTTTAACAGCGTCGTTGCCGGCGGCGGCAGCAACAAGGTGCCGGTGTTTTCTGACGGGACCAGCTGGCGAATAGGTTGAGGGACCATGTCAACGCAATCGAATATTCCCGCTCCGATCATGGCCCAGCCGGTAGTGGTAATCGGTGGTCCGACTGGTCCTGGTGGCGGACCAACGGGGCCGACAGGTCCTGCAGGGCTTGCAACGATTACGGGTGCTACGGGATCGGCAGGATCAACCGGGGTCACCGGTCCGACAGGAATGGTTGGCGCTACCGGAGCAGGTGCGTTTACCGGACCGACCGGCAAGACTGGACCGCCTGGTTCGGCGGGGGCCGCTTCGACGGTGACAGGACCAACAGGATCAACTGGAGCAACCGGTCCGGCAATCATCGGATCGACCACGGTGGCCAGTCTGCCGGCAGCCGGCACAGCCGGTGCAGGTGCCCGAAACTTTGTCACTGATGCCAACGCGGCGACGTTCAACACGGTTGTTGCGGCCGGCGGCAGCAACAAGGTGCCGGTGTTTTCCGACGGCACCAGCTGGAGAATAGGCTGAGATGGTGAACGTCATACCAGCCGCCCCCGTGCAGGCGTTTCCGGTGGTGATCGCCGGAAGCACGGGTGCTGCAGGACCTACTGGTCCGGGCGGGCCGGCTGGCGGACCTACCGGGGCCACCGGAGCGACGGGAGCGGGAGCGTTCACCGGGCCGACTGGCGCAACTGGTCAGCCGGGAGCGGGCGGCACGGGGCCAACCGGGCCGACCGGATTACAGGGCGTTGGATCGACCGGACCGACGGGTGCAGGTGCGTTTACGGGTCCTACGGGTCCTACAGGTGCTGCAGGATCGGCAGGTACTCCGGGCACGCCCGGTAGTGTCGGAGCCACCGGACCAACTGGTACGCCAGGGTCAGCCGGTACACCCGGTACTCCAGGTGGTGCCGGTGCAACCGGACCAACTGGCGCGCAGGGATCGGCGGGGATACCCGGTACTCCTGGTAGTGCTGGCGCAACCGGACCGACCGGTGCTGCAGGATCGGCCGGCGCGCCAGGCAGTGCTGGTGCAACTGGGCCGACAGGCGCGTCGGTTACTGGGCCAACGGGCCCAGCGGGTAGTGGGGGCGGCGGTGTAGCGACCGCTTGGAATCCGGCGGACCGATCTTCAACTACAGCGCTCATATTGAGCAACGGCAATCTGACTGTAACTGGAGATGGGGTCACCAATGCTTCTCATGGCATACGCGGCACCAAATCGTTGTCAGCAGGGAAGGTCTATTTTGAAATAACCGGTTCTTCTGGTGCGTTCACCTCGATGATCGGTATCGCAAGAAGCTCTGCTACACTTGGAAGTCTCTATGCCAATAGTGGAGTTGGTGCCGCTGCATTGGCTCCCAATAATGGATTTATGTATGTGAACGGAGGTGTCGGCGTTCAGGTTGAGACGACCGGTTTGCCGCTTTCAGTGCCTTACACAATATGCATAGCCGTCGATTTGACCAACTCGCTGATCTGGATGCGGGTTGTAGGGAGTGCGGTCAACGGTTGGTGGAATGGTAACGCCAGCAATAATCCGGCAACGGGTGTTGGCGGTGTGAATATATCCGCATTGTTTCCGGCCAGCGCGGCCTTTCCTGTGGTGGAGTTTAACACTTCGGCGGCGCAGGTACGGACTGCCAATTTTGGCGCAACGGCGTTTTCGCAAACAATACCTTCTGGTTTTGTTGCTTGGGATAGTGCCGGATCTGCTAGTTCGACTGGTCCAACCGGACCGACCGGTGCTGCAGGATCGGCCGGCGCGCCAGGCAGTGCTGGTGCAACTGGGCCGACAGGACCGATGACGGTTGGCGATGTTCGCTATGATATTGCGCAGACGCTGACGGCACCGCAAAAGGCGCAGGCCCGCGTTAATATTGCTGCGCCATTGCGGGGGCAGCTTGCAGGCTTGACGCTTTCAACAGCAGGTTCGTCGGCTACGTTTGGTGTGGCGGCAGGTGAGGCTGCTGACAGTACGGCGTCGGATTTGATGCAACTGACAAGCGCCGTCACCAAGACTACTGCCGCGTGGGCGGTCGGTACCGGCAATGGCGCATTGGACACCGGGGCAGTTGCGGCCAGTACTTGGTACCATGTGTTCCTGATCAAGCGACCAGATACCGGGGTGGTTGATGTATGCTTTTCATTGTCTCCGGCAACTCCGACGACAGGCGCTGTTATTCCGGCGGCGTACACGCTATTCCGTCGCATTGGCTCGATGAAGACCAACAGTTCATCGCAGTGGATTGCCTTTATCCAGACGGGGGACCAATTCTTATGGTCTGCCCCTGTTGGGGATGTAAACGCCGGTTCACCGGGCACGTCGTTGCTGAATTACGGGCTTACTGTTCCCTTCGGCATCAATGTAGTCGCCACATTCCACGGTGTTTACACCAACACAACAGCCGCCATGCAGACAATTCTGTTCTATTCCCCGCTCACGGGTGCGCAAACTCCAGGCACACCATCGGGTAATGCTTCATTCTACAACCCGGCAGCCAATCAGTACGCAGCCGCCGATTTTCAGATATTAACCAATGCATCGACGCAAGTCTCTGTGATATGCGGCACGGCTGCCGGCAATCAGCTCTTCATTGTTACGACCGGCTGGATCGATCGGCGCGGGAGGGACGCCTGATGCCCTACGTTTCACGCGACGGCAGCGACAGCATCAACGGCCTCTATGCCAATCTGCAACCGGGCTTTGCTGAGGAATATCTGCCTGACGACGACCCCGAGGTGATGGCGTTCCTCAACCCGCCGCGGCCGATTGATCCCGCGCTTGATGGCATCGGCACCGGAAAGACCGCCGCTCAAATTCTTGGAGCAACATAAATGTCAGCCCTCGATCTGATCTCGACCGCATCTGACCCGACCTTCGCCGGTCGCGTAATGATGATCCAGTTCAAGGTGGCGCAGAACGTCGCATCCGAAGACCCCGGCACCGCGAATCATGCCGAGCGCATCAACTACGCCGCCTTGGTGATCCGGGGCGAGGAGAAACCGCAGCTTGTCTCCGCACACGTCATCAGCAGCAACGCGTCGATCAGCGCGCAGATTGAAAGCGATCCGGCGGCGTTGGGTTCGAATGTGCCGGACGGCGATATCGAATTCGCGCTGGCTTCGATCTGGGACAGCCGTTCGCTGGCGTTTGCAGCCGTTTAAGAGAGGATCAGATGAACGAGGATATCATTATCGTACCAGAAGAAGATCGGGTCATCGTGGTGATGGAAGAAAACCACGTGATTGAGGTTCCGGGCGAGTGGAGATGGATCGAGGTACCAGATGACCCTCCTAGCATCTAAGCAACATACCGAAGGCAACAAGCGGCGTTGGCAGGTCAGTTACGCCAAATGGTTGGACAACACCGCCACCATCGATCAGATCGAAGTGACGTCGTCATCGACGACCTGCACAGTAGCCGACCCCACCATTCTCGGCGATGAGATTGTTTTCTTTCTGGTCGGCGGCGTGCAGGGCGAGACCCTGACCGTTACCCTGGATATGACTGACTCGTTCGAGAACGAGAAGATCGACACCATATCGTTCCACGTTGTGGCACCATGAGAGGAGCTTCCATGAACAATAAACCTGCCGACTCGATTACCCATACCGAAGAGCGCCGGGCTAAAATGAAGGAAGAGTATGCACAATACCAAAAAGAGCAGGCCATTGCCGAAGAGAACCGTCAGGAAAAACAGGCAGTGCGGGATATGAAAGTGGACGACGACGACGCTGCCAGGCTGGAGAAGCAGGCCTATCTGCTGACGGATCTCGGCAGCCGCGATCAGCTGCTGGAGCATGTTCGTCGGATGCGGCTGGAGACGCCGGAGAACGCGCCGCCGCCACCGCCGCCGATGACCGAGTTTCAAAAACAGCAGCTTGCGATCGAGCAGCAAGCTGGCCGTGAGGCAGTGGCCAAGGCCGAGAAGTTGGCAGAAGAAGTCCGCGTCTGGCGGGCTAAACTGGCAGCCGAGGAGAGGGCGCAGAAGGGTACGATGACGGAAGTACATCACGCGAACCCGGGTATGCAGGAACAGTATCCAACTCAAAAGGCAACGCTTGGAAAGACCAAATGACCGCGATCAAGATGGACAAAATGGGCGGTATGTTACCGGCATGGGACGATAGATTATTGCCTGACGGTCAAGCAAGTTATGCTCTTAATACATACTTATTTTCAGGAGCACTCGTAGGATGGCGGCAACCGAAGCTGCTCCGCATGCTGCGGGACAGTGCGTCCAAATATGTCTATCGCCTGTTGAACAAGGATCCGAACGACACCTCGATTACCGCCAGTGATTCCTTCTGGATGGAGTTCGCCGATGCCGATACGACGGTCCTGCATACTCCGGTAGCCGACGATCAGTTCGAGCGTTATTATTTCGCCGCGCCAAGTCACCCGCCAAAATACAACACCCGCGCCCGCATCGAGAACGGCGATCCGGCATGGCTGCTCGGCATTCCCGGCTCCGGCTGCACGCCCGGCGTCGAGGTGACCGGCGGCGGCGACACCAGCCAGAGCGGCAATGTCAGCGTGCTGCCCGATGCCGGTGGCAGTGACTTTCGACCTGGAAATTCGATCTTCCTGACGCCGATCGTGCCAGACGGAAGCATGCTGGTGCAGTCCGTCAGCTTCGTGCCGACGTCGAGCGACGGGCTGATGTCCTATCAGGCGGTGGTCTACACCGATCTCAATGGCAGCCCGTCCGAGTTGTTAGGGGTCGGCAACAAGGTGGTGGGCATTACGGCTGGCGCCACCGCGACCAGCTCAATCAGCAATGGCGTCTCCGTCATCAGTAATGTCACCTACTGGATCGGTATTGCGCATGACAATGCATTCAGCCTGACCATTGCCGATACCCGGGTCCATAACGGCGCCACCATCTCCAACACCTTCGCCAACGGTCCCCCGGCTACGGCAGCCGCCACCGGCGGCGGGGCGGTTTGGCAAATGTGGGGCGATCTGCTGGGCGCCAGCGTGTTTGCCGCCCGCGCCTATGTCTACACCTGGGTCAGCGCCTATGGCGAGGAGGGCCCGCCCAGCCCGCCGTCGGTGGTCAATGGCTGGTCCAATGCGGTTTGGACTGTCAGCCTGTTTCAGCCGACACCGGAAAATATGGGCATCGATCGCAACATCACCACCACGCGACTGTACCGCTCGATTTCCAACCAGCAGGGGCAGGGTACCTATTTTCTGGTAGCTGAATTCCCGGTGACGCAAGCGACCTATGTCGACACCATCGACGACGCCACGGTGTCGTTGAACTCGCAGATGGAGTCGTTGTACTGGTCGGAGCCGCCGGCGGATCTCAAGGGCTTCAAGGCGTTTCCGAACGGCATTGCAGTGGGCTGGAAGGCCAACGAGGTCTGGTTCTCCGAGCCGTTCCGCTACCACGCCTGGCCGCCGACCTATGTGCTGACGGCGGAGTTTCCGATTGTCGGCCTTGGCGTCTGCGGCAACTCGATCGTGGTCTGCACCCAAGGCTCGCCGTATCTGATCACCGGCATCAACCCGTCGACGATGTCGATGACCAAGATCAATTTGCCGGAGCCGTGTCTGTTTAGTGCTTCTATTGTCGCTACAGACACTACTGTATTGTATATTTCCCAAAATGGCCTGATGCAGATTAGCCAGTCCGGTGCCGGCGCCAACATCACCGAGGGCTGGATTTCCCGTGAGAAGTGGCAAGCGTTGGTGCCGAAGCGGTTCATCAGGGCTATCAAACACGCAACGTCCTATTTCGCCTTTGGTTCAAGATTTGGCGGTGATGACACGTGGGCCTATCAAGGCTTCACGGTGGAATTGTCAACCCAGGACCAGACATCGTTTACGATCTGGCCACAGCCGGGTGGGCATCGGCTGGGATTTACTCAACTGTCCAGTCCTAACGGATACGCCATTGATAATCTGGAAGTAGACCCCTGGACGGGAGTGGGATTACTGGTTCAAAACGGTGGTGTCTGGTACTGGGATTTTACAGATGCAAATCCAACGATTGTTCCTTATCGTTGGAAGAGTAAAATTTTTCAGCAAAACGCAGCGAGGAATTTTTCTGCCGTCAAAGTATGGTTCTCGGTGCCGTCTACAACGCCGCCGCAAGTTGCTCGTAACACCAACGATCCACAACCAGTTTTAGGTTCAAATCAGTACGGCATTTTCAGGGTTTTTGCTGACGGACAACTTTACACAACACGTGAGATTCGTACTTCGGGTGAGTTGTTGAGGATTTATAGCGGTGGCAAATTTGAAGCTTGGCAATTTGAGGTAGAAAGTAGAGTCGCAATCTCGAATCTTCAGATCGCGACTTCGGCTAAGGAGTTAGCGTTAGTTTGATGTTTCGACGCTTTAACTCAGCTACGAGCTTAGCAGTGGTGTAGTACTCAATTTGTGGTCTTTTAGGTTGCCATGTATGGCGAGGGCGTCTGTTGTGATTTTGCTCTTCTCGCGTAGACCATTTTATATTTCCCGGTTCGTATCCACGGTCGTTGTCAATACGATCCAGGGTAAAGCTGGGATGTGGGCGTTCACCAATAGCAGCAAGAACTTCAGCTATGAAGACAACAAAATTATTCCATTGCCGAGCGAGTTTGATTTCGCGACCACCCCAATCCTTGAATTGTGGATTGTTTGGGTTATTGCAACGTGCACGTATATTTTCCCAAGCATTGTAAAGGTAATGTACTTTTCCTCTTTTAGCGTAACCATGCCGGTAGTTTGTAATCGTTTCTTTTCTGAGACACCCGCAAGAACGAACCCTGTTGTGTGTAAGAAGGACAGCGGTAACGGAATGATTGTTACCACAATCGCATTGACACAACCATCGCATCTGTCTGTGAATATCTTTACCGATTGGCTTAATTGCAATCAATCGACCGAAGCGTTGATTAGTGATATCTTTGAATTTGGCCATGATGACCTCCACAGAAGGTTGTTGCGGCAAGTGGCGGAGCCGGTGTTAGCGCACTGGCTTCGCTGCGCACTATAGCAGGAGAACCCCAATGCAAAAAGCCATGATGCGACCAACCCCGCAAGTCGCGCTAAGAGCGTCGCCAAGGACCAACGGCAGCGCCGCCCCGGTCTGTCCGATTTCACGCTCCCAGGCAATTCCGCCGCAACCGCCACGGAAGCGACCGGGACTGGTCATGGTTAACGATTTGCCGTCGGTGATCAACACGGTCAATCAGATCGTGATGATGCTTAATGGCGAGCCGGATAATTTTCAGGAGCAGAGTCGCACGACTGAAGTGGTGCGTGTTTTTAATCCGAACGACAGCGAGCAATGGGTCGATGTCGAACGCATCAATTATCTGCGGCTTGAAGATCCGGTCAACGGCGGTCACGTGACCTGGGAATACTGATGCCAGTCGATTACGGCGAGGATTTCCTGCAGCGCATTGTCGGGGTGCACTGGCGTCGCAAGCCGGTGGGGAGAAAAGAAATTGTTTTTATTTATGCCGAACAGGAAGGCAACCAGCTGCATTATGTAAAATTCAAAAATAATGTGGATACCAGCCCGCAGATGCGCACCATAAGCCTGCCCGAACCGGCGTTGACGCCGCAGGATATTCGCGGTCCTCGGTTTGCGATCAACGGGAGTTCGTTCGCTTTTGTTGGTGGTGACGTCAATGTTCCCGATGTCAAAGTCGAACCGGTTTTTGTGCTTTGTGGTTCAAGCGTCAGTTACGTGACTGTCGACGATGGAGCGGGTAACATGATCGAGCTTCCTATTTATAAAGCCAGGATTTACCGCTCGACTGACGGCCTTAGCTGGAGCAAAGCCTTCGAAGATGCGACATCCGACCCTAGTGTAACGCATCTTGAAGCGATTAACGTTACGGCACTGGTTTGGGATCCGGCAGCAAAAACATTTTTTTACGATCAAAACAGAAACAGTAACGATCAGATTTTCAGTTCGTCGAACGGTTCAGGATGGGGGATGGTTTTGAGCAATCCCACTAACGGTGATCCAAACTATCGATCTCCGTTTGAAGCGCATTGCGAACATAATGTTTGTCTGGATGCCAGTAATCAGCATGTGCCAGACGGGGTGATGTGGCAGGATCCCGAGCTTGCGCCTAATCACCAGCACAGGACCGTGGCCAAGCCATTCGCGCCACCGACAATTACCTATATGAACGGAAGTATCGATTTCCTGAGCGGAACCAACACTGTTGTTGTCGAGCGAAACGACATCCTGAATACGATTAATGTTTCTATTCCAGGTGTCAGCAGCGTAACCGGCATTGCCGGGGCGGGCGGAGTGCTGCTGGCAGGCGGTTACACTGCTACGGAGTATGAATCTCCAGGTGCAGTGGCGTACTCGCTGAATCGTGGCGAAAGCTGGAATCCGCTGGCGACAACTCCGATCGGAGTGGTGACCATAGTTGCTGGATTGCTTTAGTTGATCCTTTCTTTTGGCGCCAAGTAGGGAACGGTCTTTTAAGCTTTTCTTAATGATTTTGTGCTTAGGCGGAAACTGGATGTTTTCGGGAGTTTTGCGACATGGCTGTAAACCTTACTCCTGGCTGGTATCCCGGCATTGGCACTCCGACCACTCATACAACTTCGTCGAGCTACACCGCGCCTTCCTTCGGTCAGAATGTCAACTTCTCCACCTCGTTTATTCCGGAATATTCCCAGACCCCGATCCTGAACTCGATTGCCAAGTACTCTCAGCAGATGGCCCCGCAGGTCTACCAGTGGGGGATGGACCAGTTCAACAAGAACCAGGGCAACATCGACCAGATGATGAAGAATGCCCTGGCCTATGCCAGCCCGCAACGGGTTGCACAGGAAATGGGGATGGCGCAGTCGGGCGTGATGCAAGGCGCCGAAGCTGGCCGGCAGAGTGCGATTAGAGATCTGCAGAGCTATGGCATCGATCCGTCATCCGGTCGCTATGCCGGGCTGGATATGGCCAACCGGGTGATGACGGGTGCCGCCGCTGCAGGTGCCGGCAACCAGCAGCGGATGGCGACCGAGGCGGCCGGCAATGCTTTGCAGCAACAGGCGATCCAGGCCAGCAACGCCAACGTTGCGACCGGCTACGGTGCCTCCAACGCCATGAACCAGTTGCTCGGCACTGGCATGTCGCTGAAATACGACCCGCTGGGCACGGTGTCGATGGGTTCGGGGTTTAACTATAGTGGAGGAGGCGGCAGTACTAGTACCTCTCAAACCCATCCGTCAGGCTATGGCGAAGGCATTGCGGCACCGGGCGGTAGTGGGGGTCTGCATCTGGCCGCAGGCGGCGACGTCCCCGACGAACTCAGCAAATCTAACGGCGGCAAGGTTGACGACGTCCCTGCCAGCCTGACCGCCGGCGAGTTCATCATCCCCAAAGACATCGTGCAGTGGAAGGGCCAGGAGTTCTTCTACAAGCTGATGGCGCAGGCGCGGAAGATGCGCGCAATGGGAGATAGTGGCGGCGGTGGCAGCGATGAACCGGCCCAGCTTGGTTATGGAGCAGCATGATGCGCCACCAACGTCCAGCCAGTTTCGGCAGCAAGATGCGTACTGGTTATGCCCAAGGCGGCGTGGCTAACACCAATCAAGACAATCAATACGCCGGGATTGATCCCAGTGCCGATGATACCGTCAAGGGCGACACCGCGGCCAACTGGACCCCGGAAGCCTACCAGGCCTGGCTGCAGAAACAGCAGCAAGGCTACGCCGTTGGCGGCATGGTGCGGCAGAATTTCCGGCGTGGCGGCGGAGTACCCAGCGATCCCGAACAAAAGGCTGCAGAGGGCTGGGGCTTATCGGCGGATGAACGAAAAGCGCTGATGTTAAAGCATCAGGATTACGTTAATACGCATCCCGTACCGTATGACCCAAGCTATGACGATTATGATCCGAGATTGGGCACCAGTGTTACTCACGGGACCAATCAGGCGCTTGGCGGTGCCGGAAGCAATCCCAGCAGCCCGGCTTCTGTTCGAAACCTCGCCGATACCATTGGCGCCGGTGCTGGATATGCCAGGGGTGGTGCGGTAGCTCGTATCGGATATGCCGATGGCGGCGAGGTTATCGACGAGAGTGCGGGTCTCGATCTAGCCCGAGAGCAGGAACGGCGTGCCGGGGAAATGGCGGCACGACGGGCGGAAGAACAGGCAGCGGAACGGCAGCAGCAGGAGGAGGCCCGTCGTTCTCCGAGGACTTTGGCTGACGATACGGCTGCGGCCCAACCGGATGTCGCAACACCGCGGGAAGAGCGCATTACTGGTCCTTCCGACCTGCCGGTTGCACTCAGCGCAGCCCCACAGGCGCCACCTCCTGTAGAGAATCCTGTAAAGGATGCGCTGGCCCACGCCCATAGAATGTATGGGCTTGATGTCCCATTGGAGTCGATCACCGCTGGAAGTAGTGCCGGACAACTGGCAGCAGGGGCCCTTAGACGTACGGCGGGTTATGCGGCTGGTGCTTTAGAACGTGGGGCTGGTACTGCCGGTTTTGGATCGGATATTGCCTCTCCGGCCGTATCTGGCGAGGCCATGCGAGAAAAATTAGCCGCCTATGTCCGGGGCGATCATGCGGTGCCGCCTCAAGTGTTGGACCAGCATCTGCAGCAGACCGCAGCTACCAATCCACAAGCCAGTCCAGCCGAGGTCGCGGTTAAGGCAGTGACCGACGAAAAACTCGATCCGGATCAGAAGGCTGGTTTGTTGGGCGGCATGAGCCAGCGCTATCAATTGCACAATGCTATGGCCCAAGGTGCCCTGGCTCACGGTGACGTGGCGAGCGCGATGCGATTGGCTCAGGAGTCGCACAACCATGTGCCGGATGGCCAGAACCTGTCGTTCCGGCAGGAAGGTGACAGGATCATCGCCACGGTGGATCCGCTCGGCAACAGGCCGCCGGTCTCCTATGCCATGACCATGCAGCAATTCCACGACTACCTGGTCGGACCAGGCACCCTATTCGACCACGTCGTGGTGAATGGGGTCCAGAAGAACCTGGAGATTGCTTCCAGAGGTGCAGCTCCGGCTGGAACGACGGTGGGAGCGGCGAGAGGCCAGCCGGCGACGGGCTATAGCCAAGTGGATATGGCACAGGCTCGACAGAACCTGGAGCGAGCCACGGCGCCAGCCGAAGCCACGGCGCCAGTGGATACTGTCGGTGGAGTGGGCTATCGACAGGAGCAGCCCGCTCAACGCAGCGCCAATGGCGACACCATCTACGCCGACGGCAGCGTACTGACTGCTACCGGTGAAATGATTCCTGCAGCCCGGGCCCGTGACATGGGCATCAAGCCCGGTACGGAGGCGGGAAATATAGAGCCTCCAGGAACCTATAAAGAAGAGCGGACAATGCTCAGATCGCTACCGAAAACAGGTACGAGAGAAGTAAATAGACCGGCGACGGGCGTCTTTGGCGATCCTCGCAGATACAATCCCGCTGAAGAGCCCGCTGGAAGAGGCAGCATTCAGGCTCGTGTGGCGGCCGCGACCAACAGCAGCCGGGTTGATGAGCTGGGCAACTTCCTGACCCCGGACACTGCGGCGCCCGGCGGCATGCCGAAGCAGGCCATCGAGCGTTATGGTGCCGGAAAAGACGATCTCAGGATCGATCCGCGAGGCTTTGCCACTGTCCCGCGCGAAGAGATAGAGCGGCAGCAGTTGGATTATGCCGCGAAGACTGGCTACAAGCCGTGGGATCCGAAACCAGTGGTCGATCGCAATACCGGCGAAGTGCTGTTTGGCCGGCAGGACAAGTATGGCCGCTGGCCGGAGCAGCAGGCAGCAGAGGGCGCGCGGCCATGGGAACCTTGGATGGGGCGTGGAGGGTACACGCCCAACCCGCAATATCGCGGTGAAGGACCGGGTTACATTACTCCCCCATCACCTAACGCCACAGGACCTGGAACCTTCACAGATACAAGAGGTGATTACGGCGAGAAGGGCAGGGCTGTCACGGTGCCGATAGATCGAACTCCGGGATCGATCTTGCGAGCGCCGGCGGGGCGCGAACAAACGACGCCGCCACCTCTGGCCGGCGACAATTCAGTACAAGCCAGGGCTGCGCGTCTAACAGGAACTCGTGGCGGCAAGGAATATCAGGCGGCAGTGGACCACTACGAAGCCCTGGATCAGAAATACGAGGAGCTGGCGTCCAAGGAACGTACTGGTGAAAACACCGCTCAGACCCGGCAGGACATTGCAAATCTTCAGGCTGCGAGCCGACAGAAAGTAGCGGAAACTCAAGTTGCCGGCCGACAGGGTGTAGCTGAAACTCAAGTTGCCGGCCGGCAGACGCTGCAAGAGCAAAGAGATCGAGCACACGCCGAGCGGCAGCAAAACTGGATCAATTTCCGGCAGGACAATACCGCGCAGCAAATTGCCCAGAGAGTATTGACTGCTCGCGAGCAGTTGGCTGTGAAGATGTACGACACCTACATTGCCAGCGGTCAAACCCCACCGCCCGAGGCCACTGCCGCAGCTCAGAAGCTGATTGCTGCGGTCAACGTCGCCGGTTATCAGGCGCCCGCGTTACCCCATGCCGAAATCGGAGCTGCGACAAGTCAGGCCGCGGGAAGATCCGCATCCGGCCTGGCTACGCCGGTGCCAGGTCAGGCAGCACCAGCCGCTCCGGCGGCCACAACACAAGCTCCGGTCAGGGTTCAGTCGATTGACGAAGCGCGCAAACTACCAAGCGGCACTGCAATTATTCTGCCGGATGGGTCACCTGGAAAGGTACCCTGATGGACGACGGCTGGGACGAATTTCGAGTACAAGAACCAATAGAACCGCCGCCTCCTCTTCCGACTGCTCAGGATGAGTGGGCGGCATTCCGTACTGCTCCGGTAGCCGCTCCGGCTGCTCAGGATGAGTGGGCGGCATTTCGTACCGCTGCTCCAAAACCTGCGCCTGCGGATGAGTGGGCAACGTTTCGCACCCAGCAACCCACGAAACAAGAACCGGCACCGGAAGCCGAGGGTACCCTCGGTACCATCACGCGCAAGGTGGCTCATAACGTTCTGCCTACGCTAGCGGCCATAGGTACTGGCGTGGTTACGTCACCGGCAGGACCGTGGGTCGCAGTCCCGGCAGCGATCGCTGCCTTCTGGGGGACGTCGGAAGCGCAAGAACGGGGACTCAAGGCTCTTGGATACAGTGATGAACATCAGATGGCGATCAATGCCAAAACCAATCCGAAATCGGATATCGCCGCCGATGTTCTGACGGCAGCAGCGCCGTTCGGCGTCGGACCCAAGCTTGCGTTGGGTCAACGGGCACTGGGCGCCGCTATTGGAACGGGCCTGGAAGGGGTCGGGCAATATCAGAAGGGAGAACTCGATCCTACTCGCCTTGCCGCCGCTGCAGGGACCGGACTTCTGTTCAACCAGCCAAGAGCCTTCACCCAGAAATTTGAGAGCGCCGTAGGCGCCGTTGCTGGACGAGTCACCAATCGTCCCGAGCTTTGGCAGCAACCTCAGCCGCATGGCTCACCTGGACCGGAGTCATCGGTCGGGATTGCCGAGCAGGCAACGCCGGCAACTACGGCGGAAAGCCAGACGGGCGATCCACAGAATAAGGTGACCCGCAGCGAACGCGACTATCCGGCAGCAGGTATCGAGCCAGCCGCGCCTGGTGGTGGAGTTCACGTCGGCGACGTCGATCCGACCTTAAAGGCTGCGCTGGATGCCAAAACAGCCGACACAGCGCCACCGGCAGCGGAAGCACCTCCGATTGCGGAACCACAGCGCCCGCCCATGATGGCACCGGCGGAGGACGCACGAGTGATGCCAGAGATGGCAGCTCCCACAACGCCGCGTGAAGCCATCGAACAGCGCGCGCCCAGAACTGAAGCGGAGGAGACAGCTCCGCCACCGGCCGGCACCGCAGTCGGCAAGGTCGGTGATTTCACGATCCTGCGTGAAACCGGTCCGCAGGGTAAATCAAATTGGCATGCGATCGACCCTGAAACCGGCCAGCCGATCCATGACGAGCCGTTCACTTCCCGGCAACAGGCAGCCAATGCCGCCCATGACGAGATCCAGCGCCGGCGGACGATCCCGGAAGAGGAGCTGGGACCGGAAGGGACACCTACATCCGTCGGTGCTGCCGCGGCTCCGCCGCCCGGCGCTCCGCTGGTAACTCAACCGTCGCTGCGGGCCAGGCTGACGGAGAGTGTCCGGACTGGCATCGACAATCTCCTCGATGTCGGCCGCAGCATCGGTCGTGATTTGCAAATGAAGATCGCGCCAATGGCGACGGGGTCCGGGGAGGCCATGACCCTCGTCAAGGATCACGCCAATCTGAACCGCCGGATCGATACCGAATGGTTGGCTCATGACCATTATCTGGAGCGGACATTCAGCCCAGAAGATCGCAAGAACATGTGGCGTGCCGCCGATGAAGAGAACAGCATGCGACAGCGCGGTGAAGTCAACGAACACATGGGGATTGCCAGGCTGACGCCCGAGCAACGTGCAGCGGTTGAGTCATTCCAACCCAAGGCTCGCGAACTCTGGGAACAGGCGCGGAAAGCCGGCATGGTCGGAGAGGAAGCGGAGGGACTGCCGTATTACACCCCGCGCATCCTGATGAATATCGCGGAGCGGGAAGGCGGGCCTCGCACACTCGACCAGCGCGGCGGCTTGAGCACCACGTCTTCAGGATTGAAGCGCCGCAAGTACATGGAGGCGGAAGAGACCGAAGCCGCCGCCAAGGCCAAATTCGGCGAGCAGGCCGAGATCGCACAAGATATTCGCACCATGCCGCTGGCGCTGGCGCAGATGGAAAAAGCCATCGCCGGTCGGCAACTGATCAACAAGATCAAGGAGACCAGTAAAATAACCGGCGAACCGGCAGTTGTCGAAGGACACAACCCCGGAGAAGGCTGGTTTCATATCAACCATCCAGCGTTCTTCACGTCGCGTCCGAGATTTGAAACGGTCGAGGGCAAAAAAATTCCGTTGCTCGACCAGGATGGCAGCCTGATATTCGACAGGGTGCCGCTTTGGGTCCGCGGCGATTTCGAAGGACCGCTCAAATCATTTATGACTGGGGAGATCGGCAAGACTTACAAAGCGATGATGGATCTCAAGGGCCAGACCATGTCGGTCGTCATGTATTCGCCGATGATCCATAACATGGTGGAGTTTGGCCGAGCATTCCCGGCAGCCCCAGGGAAGGTCGCAACCTTTCGAATTTATTTCGAGGGTAATGCTGCCAAGCAAGGCCGGCCGTATGACGGTACGCTCCGATATATGTACGACCATCTATTCACCGATAAACATCAGATCCCGAAAACCGCATCGCCGACGATGCTGGAAGCCGTCGATGCCGGCCTGGTGCCGATCGGCAAGCGGTTCTTCAATCAAGAAATCTCCTCGATCATGGAGCAGCCGAACCTCACGCCTGGCCGGTCGTTGACTGCCAAGATATTGGGTCTCGTTCCTGACTTGTTTGATCCCCGCGCCGGCGACGCCGTCAAACGCTCGATCGATCGTATGGGGGATATCTGGCACAACACATTGTTGTGGGATCGTATCGGCGATCTGCAGATGGGGCTGTACGTCAATGTCCGTGATGCGGCGATAAAAGACGGTCATATGCCAATCGTTGCCCAGCGCATGGCTGCGCACATCGCCAACCGCTATGCCGGTGCGCTGCCGAAGGAAGCAATGTCGGCTTCGGCGCAAAAGATCGCCAATATGACTCTGTTTTCGCGCTCGTTTACTCTGGGCAACATCGGCGTGATGAAGGATGCGTTCACCGGCCTGCCACGCGATGTACAGGCACAGATCGCCCGTGACATCGGCACCACCGATCCACGAGCTGCGGATTTCGCCAAGTCGATGGCGCGGCGAAAAGCGATTGCCGTTGTCGCGCTCGACGTTGGGCTGATGTACGTCATGAACTCGCTGCTGCAAAGCGGTGCCAATACGCTGCTGGGTGACAAATCGATAGGCGAAGAAGCGCAAGGCTATGTGCGTCGGTTCAATGATTTGATGCAGCGTGTAAAGGAGAGTCCATCGACCGTCCTGCAGCCGTTTTCAATGGCCGAGTCACTGTCCTCCACGGCTGAGAACGAACCTGGTAAGCAGGACCGCATCATGGTTGGCAAGACCAAGGAGGGTCAGGCGATCTATGCCCGCAATCCGGTCGGCAAGATCGGTGAAGAATTTACCGGATGGTTGGCACATCCCGCCGCCAAGCTTCAGTCAAAACTCAGCACGACCGTCAGGCCGATCTGGCAGATCCTGGATAACGACAAGGGATTTGGCCGCAAGGTCTACGATCCGCACCCCGATACGATAGCAAAATATGCCGGAGTTATCGGGAATATTGCCAAGCATTTCATTGCTGCGCAAACACCGGAAGGCGCGCTCACTGCCACCAAGGAGCTTTTAACTGGGCAGGGCGATAAGCTCAGCGCCGCCCAGGCACTTGCCCCGTTTACCGGTGTGACAGTCAGCAAGGGGCATCCGGGCGGTCCGGCTGCAGGGGAACTGGCGCGCGTGAAGGAAAACCAGGATTTCATCAAACAACAGGCAATGCCGGAAATCCGAAAACTGGTTCAGTCCGGCAATCAGGCCAAAGCCCGTGAAATGATGAATGACCTGAAGATCCCGTTTGGTGAGCAGAAATTTATCCTTAATCCGCACATCACGCCACGACAGGTACGAACCATGAACCGACTGGGTACACCTGAACAGCAGGAGCGTTTCCGGCGGGCGCGAGAAGGGGGTTGATATGGCTGCTATGGCAATACAACTTTTGTGGTTGTTAATCGGGGCGATCATTTTGGCGGGAGTGATCTGGCTGGTGCTTTACGGAATAAAACAATTCATCACGCCCATACCAGAAAGACTTGAACAGGGAATTTGGTTTATCTTTCTGCTTCTGATCATCATCTATGCGATCGCTGCTTTTGTAAGCGGTGGCGTTCCACATCCCTTTCGATAAGGAATCCCAAGTGGAGCCGTTGCCGCCTCATCTGCCGCCGCCACCTAGTATCTGCAAGGGATGCTAGACCGTGAAGAAACTGTCGCACGAAAAAGTCGACTACCGGTTGTCCACGTTCAAGACAAAGCGATGCGGTACCTGCAGCATGTACATTGCCAAAATTCCGCTGGACTGCACCTTGGTGGAGCAGCCGATCCGTCCAGCAGACGTCTGTAATCGGTTTCAGCCGAAGAAGGGAGCCGCCAATGCCGAACGTGAGTGAAAGCCAGAGGCGCGCGATGGCCGCTGCTGCGCGGGGGAAATCAACCTTAGACATCCCGCAGAAGGTGGGGAAAGAATTCATGAAAGCAGACAAGGGCGGGAAGCTTCCGCCGAAGGCTCCGAAGAAGAAAGGATCTTCGAAATGAGAAATTCCTCTGCAGGCTACAAACACTCAGATCCGATCCACCTGGATTACGGCAGGACCGCCGACGGTTCGCTGTTGGCCAAGCGTAAAGGCTTTGCCGAAGGCGGTGACGTTGAAGACGTCGCCGGACGCCGTAAACCAAAGATGTATTCACCGGTCGATCCGGCAAAAATTGATCCGGCGGTCGAGAACACCTGGGCGCGGGTGAACAGGGAGGAATATGATAAAGATCCTGCAGGCGAAATTCCGCCGCCCAAGGACGCGGAGAGCGTGGACCGCAATCGGCTCGATGCCGATGAATTCATGATCAACCGGAAGCCAAGCGATTATTGGCACCGTCGTATTTAGAGAGGAAGTTTCCATGCGCGACACCACCTGGAAAGGAATCAAACGATGGCCCTGACTTACAAAGGTACCGGACCACTCGATGCCAAATACGCAAAGGGCGGCCCCGAGGTGACGACCAGATCGCGTTTCATGAAAACGCCCGATGTGTTCCGCACCTCGATCGAGCGGCAGGATTACAAGAAGGAAACACCTGGCGGCGAGATGTCCAAGACCATCGAGAAGGCGCCGCCGAAGTAGCGCCTACACCGGATCTTTCGGCTTTGTGAGACGGACGCGGCGTCGCTGGGGTGGGGGGCGGAGGTAGGCGTGAGGCGTCGGCTCTCCCTTTGAGCTGATGATCTTGTAAAGCGCATGATCGGGCTGCGGCGGCGCCGGGATTTCCCAGCACGCCTCGTGATAGTGGGTGTTGTAGGGGGTGCCGGCACCCAGCGAGAGCTTTCTTTGCTTGGCCTTGTAGAAGTATTCCAGTCCATTGACGATTTCACGAGCACTGTCCACGTGCTCACGCAAGTAATGTGTGAATGCCCTGCTGGATACGACAATCTGGCAGCTGTCACGGATAATCTGGATCACGACGACGCGGCCCTCGCCTGGTGGCTGCAGGATCTTGATCGGAAAGTGCCAATGTTGGTAGCGCGTGCTGGTGAATAACGCCTGGCCGCTGTCGATGAAGTGGCTCACGAAGCTAAGCAGGGCACGTTCGGTGTCGACATAGGATCCAGCGCCAACGCCTTTGGCGGCCTTGGTGCCCTTGGTGCTGCGGATCCGGCGGTTATACCGATAGGCGTCTCGCAGGAAAGTTTCCATGGCGTCGATGTCCAGCTCGGCCCCCAGGCGCCGCGCCAGCGTAGCACCGGTCAACAGCACACCGCACAAGCTCCACCAATAGGACTCATCGATCGTGCCCTCGACCGATGCCGTGAATTTCTTGGTGATCGTGGAGACCATCGCATCGATCTTGTTGTGGGAGCGCGCCAATAGCTGGGCGTATTCGGCGCCGATCACCCCGTAATTATGCTCGAGTTCAGCGAAGATCTTGCTGGCATCCAGCCCGTCGATGATACCGGGTTCATTGGGCTTCTCCTTGAAATTGATCTCGAATATCCGGCGCATGGCGGCGGAGGAGGATTTCTTGTGGCAGATCAGGAACTCGACAAACGAAGCGTTGGAGCAGACCGCCAGCAAGGTCTGCCATTCCAGCCGGGCTTTCATGGAGCCGTCGCGGTTCAATCGTCCGCCTTCGGTGCCTTCGGCGGCAGTGAACAAGGTATGGAACAAATTATCCTGGTGGTGTCTGTCTTGGATATCGTCCAGATACGCCGGCAGGTTGCGAGTGCGTCCTAACCGTCCCTGCAACGCTTTCGGGGTCGAGTTCAGGCTCTCCCGGGTCTGCTTCGGGTGGCCCCAGACCGCGGTGGAGACCTGCTGCGCGGTCGACTTGGAGGTGCCGGGCTCGCCCCAGACGCTCAGCACGGCGCCGTAGAACGTGCCGGAGAACACCGTCAGCGGGGCGGCAAAGGCCAATGCGACCAGGACATCAAGCTCCGGCCGCTTACGATTGGTGAGCAGCCGGGCGGCCTTGATCCATGCCTCGCGCTTGCCTACGGGGGTGTACCATTTGCGGAATTCGTCGTCGGCCGCCGTGACCAGCGGCGTGGTTTGGCCGTTCTCGTGATAGAACGTGTTGCCGAACGCGAACCCGATCCGCTTACCGTCCTCGTAGCGCCATCCCATGGTGCCGATATCGCGCACGGGGGCGTGGTCTTCCTTGCGCAGCTTGTCCAGCCAACTGACGTTTTCCAGCATGTTTATGGTCTCCTGCCGGCCATCTTATTTGGGATAATTTAAAACGAAAAGCCCGGCACGCTGGCCGGGCGGATCGCAAGTAAGATTTGGTGATGAAATTGGTTATTTCTTTTCCCTCAACGCACTAACCGCGCGCGCAAGAAGGGCTTCGGCTTCGGCGATCTTTGGCCGCAGGTAGTCGAGCGCCTCCGTCAACTGGGCGACGCTGCGTGGGTTGGGATTGCGCAGCCAGTTGGAATCGACAGTTTTCCGTTCAGGAAATTCGCGGCACCTCTTGACGAGCGTCTTCATGTCGGACACCAGATCGTCAAACCGCATCGTGGCATACTCTTCTGCCGTGTGCTGGTTCACGTGACCGTACTTGGCGGCGAAATCCAGTGCTGTGCCGCAAAATTCAGGATCGACCTCTTTTGGTGTCAGATGCTTGGGGGGCTGGTTCACAACTGTGTTTGAAACCAGCTTGGGACGCGGCAACGGTTGCGGTTTTGCTGTGCGCGATTTCCTTAGGGCACGAACCTTGATAGCTGTTGCATTAAGCGTTTTCCGACCCGCGACAATATCTGCAACGTCATTCTCGTTCCCGTGCTGGCGAATTGCTCGTGCCCGCGCGACAGAGCCATAGGAAACGCCAATGAGATCGGCGGCATCTCGCAGGGTTTTGGTGTCGGAACTAGAGGGTCGTTCGGCCGAACAACCCTGTTCCTTGGCGCGATACTGATTACTGCCATTCCGCAGCGTTGCCAGTGCCTCCGCAGCAAACGCGCGTTGTGCGATCGACAAATGCCGACGATGCTCATTGAGCGACGCTACCAATTTGAGCGCATCATCGTCAGTACTCACACCGGCATCTGCATATCGCGTCGTCACGCCAACTGCTTCGCAGGCGCGTTCACGGTTGCGTCCGTCAAGCACCATGTCTTTGTAGGTAATGACATTCATGCGCAGGCCGTTGGCCTTGATGTCGGCCTTGAGCTTCTCAAAATCTTCACCGCTCATCAGCGGCCAGATATCGCTATAGGGATGATATTTCATGATGTTTTCCGCCTCGCGCGAAACAGGCGGGCATTGCTGCCCGCCTTTCTCTCGCTCAAATCAGGCGGCCTCCTCGGCTTGCTCGCCAGTCGTAATGACCGGGAATTCCTCGTCGACCAGCAACGTCCAGCGGCGACCAAGCGGCTCCTGCGTATACCACGCATTGAATACCTTGATCATCGCAGCCAGCATATGGCGCGGCTTCATCGCCTTCTCCGAGCGATTATCCTTTTCCGCCAGCTTGTGCAGGGCGTGAAAGGGGCTCTCAGCCGCGTGCTCGGCAAGCGGCCGCGAGATCTCCTCGAAGAACTCGTCAGCCTTCTCTTCGCCATGCAGGTCGGTGATCCGCATGCCGAGATAGGCAACGATATCCTTGCGGTCGCCAAGCAAAGCCACCGCCTCATCCCAATCGGACGAAGCAGAGCGCGCCGCCTTGCGAGCGTTCGGATATTTGTTGACCAGTTCCAGCACATCGTGTGGAGACAGCCGTGGCAACTTCGTCAGCCCGGCTGACGGACTGTAGACGCCGTTACTCACCTCTTCGCCGATCTTGATCACCTTGACGATGACCGGCGAGACGCCGTTCAGGCCCGCCGTCTGCAACGCGGTGGCCGCAGTACGCGCGCGACCATTGTCGATGTAGGCGAACAGACCGGGCACCGGCTCGATCTCGGTAACAACGAACGTCTTGAACGTCGTACCGGAAATCACGCAGGCGTAAAGACGATGCTGCGAGTCCATCAGAATGCCGTTGGCATCCACAAGAACAGACTGGCCGGTCGCCTTCCATTTACCGCTCGCCATCTGGTTTGCGTAATAAAAGATCGTGCCGGGATCGACTTTACGATTTGCGCCACCGGGATTACGCAGCAACAGGTTGATCGCAATTGCCGGGGTGATCTCATTCCATCCGGTGATGACCGGGAGAGGTCCGAGATCGGCATTGGCTTCAATATTGGCCTTGATCGCCTCCTCGAAAGCCTCGACGAGAATGAGAACTTCCTTGGACTTGGGGTTGGCCAGATCGAGCACGAGCGTCGCGGGATCGTTCAGGTCGAACGCCGGACGCGCGTGTATTGCAGTTACGTTAGTCATCTTAGTCTCCATTGTCGCGGGGGTTGCGCCATTATTGGCTGGCCGCGATGAATGGGGGGTATAGACCTACAGACACTGTCTGTAAACACCCGATGTCTGTAGGCAGTATTCTTACGGGCCACGTCACCGCGCGATAGGGGAAAAACTGCCACGACTGGTTGAATCCCGACGTCGTATCAGCCTATGTTCGGGCCCATGACGAGGACGAATCAAGAAATTGTCGAGATGGTGACCGCGAAGGTGGGCGGGGAGAGCGCGCTGGCCAGGGCGCTCGGAATTAAAGTCCAGTCGGTTCAGAAGTGGAAAAAGATCCCGGCTGAGCGCATGCCGGCCGTCGAAGCGATCACCGGCATCTCGCGCGAAAAACTGCGGCCCGATCTCTTCATGGTCCATGAGAGCAGGCGCACCCTCGTCGAGTTCAAAGAGCCGCGATCTGCGGGTAGCAAGAAAAAACGGCGCTAGTGTTAGCAAACAAACACAGAACGCGGTCCCGGATTGGTCCCGGAAACCCCCGTAAAAGGGTGGCAATAACGGACACCGAGCGGCACAAAGCGCATTGAAATCGCAGTATTTTCCTATAATGACGCAAACCCGCCGTTATCGGCGGGTTAGTTGTAACTGGTTGTTTTTATAAGATTTTTCTGCTGTTAGTGGCTCGCGGTCCCGGAAACGGTCCCGGAAACGTGGTCCCGGTTGTACTATCGCAGCTTAACACTCAATAGGTTGTCGAACGTGCGCGGTGTCTCATGCCGGTAGGTCTTGCGGATGGTGGCGACCGACACACCGCAGTACTGGCTGACCAGTTCGATATCGACACCGCGTTCTAGATACCATGTGATCGCGGTATGTCGCAGCGTGTGGCGGACGACTTTGCGACGCGGGTCATCGGTTTCAAGACCAGCTAATTCAATGAGCGTATCCCATCCATCATGAATACGTTTTACACGCCTACCCATGAATTCGACCACCGAATGGCTGGAAGCTCCACACCGCTGCCACCGCCGTATGTGAGCCAGCAATTTCGGATGGATGGGAATCGTCGGCTGTTGCTTACTGGTAGCTTCTTTGTTGTCGGCCTTACGTTTGAAGATACCGCGCTGCAAATCGACGTAACCGCGATCAAGCGCCGGAATAAGCGAGGCATTGCAAATGTCACCGTTGCGGCTTCCCGTATAAAGGCCAATCAAAATGTAACGTGCGATGTGTCGCAAGGTATGACGTCCCCTGCTACCAGCATTCTTGGTTTTCTTACGATAGCGCCATGCGGTCCAAAGCAACCTCGCAGCTTCGTCACGGGTCAGGTAACGCTCGCGCGACTTTGGTGCGGAGGGCAGAGTAGCACTGAATTTTGCCTGAATGCCGCCCTTGGTTTTCTTTACACAGCGATTGACAGCCGCCTGCAACATTTTCAAATCACGATAGGCAGATGCGCCGGTTAATTCCAATCTTTCCTTGGTAAATCGCTCCTGCAATGCGCCATCGAGATCGCCAATAGTGTAATCAGCGAACCAATTGCCAATACGCTGAATTGCGGAAATCAATTGGTTCTTGTACATCTGATTGATGTCGCGCTTGGCAATGTGCTGGATTTCCAGCGAGCAAACATCCACGATCCTGATGGTGTTTGGATCGTTGTTCTTTAGCGCTTTGGACGGGTCGTGCTTTTTGAGGATGTATTTGGCGAGTGCTTTTTCAGCTCCAGCGCGATCAGATTCATAGCATCCCGTGCCAATGTCTTTGTCTCCGTCACGGATGATCCACATGGCGGCCCTTCCGGGTCGCTCTTTTTTTCTAAGGTGCGGACCTTTGCTGGGACGCGGCATGACTTTCTCATCTCCTCAATGTCGGCAAGCGTCGTATAATATTTACCAGCTACAATTTCATGGCCCAGTTTCTGAGCCACCACCAAACGTCTCAATGCGCTGACAGACATAGAACCGTCCGGAAAGGCCAGTCCAGCCGCCACCTCAAGACGCAACGGTGTATCCTTGGCAACAGTCTCAAGTTTAAGCTCGCTAGACATGGCTCATATCCTACTTCACTCGTTTACCAAAATTATTTTGGCGAGTTTTCCTTGTAAAACTTGCACGAGGCCCATTCCTTCTTGACCGGCGGCCCGTGCCGGTGAGTGAAAACCAGAAACATCTTGCAGCCCTGCGATCGCACGCGGCGTTCCTCGATCAATCCCGTCTGCTTGTTGAACTTTCCTTTCCCGGCACGCCAGTATGAGCGATGCGCGCAATCGCCACACGTGGTGTCGATCGGACCAGAGCCAGCGAAGTGCGCCATACCGGGCTTGACGTCGTCGCGATCGGGGACGCCTGGCAGGCGGGTCATGATGCTCATGGACTTGCGTCTTTATCGAGTGCGGCATTGGCACACAACTCCACAAGCCTGAGATATTGGCAGACGGCGTCGGTAGCCTCCTCGCTGGTGGCGAAATCACCGATAATATTTTCGCCATACTCCTTGATAACCGTGGCCTTCTCTTCCGGATAATAGTCGTGGGCATAGCCCATCTTATCCTCGGTAAAAACGAGGGCGAAGTAGCGCAGTGGATCATCTGTCATATTGTCGACCTCCTCTGGCGACCAATTCTGACAAGCCATTCCCTCGTCAGGTCGCCGGCGTTGTTGACTGGCTCGCCAAATATCCAAATAGTCCATTGGCCAATCATTCCTTGATCCGCGACTTGAAGAACTCTTGCGTCTGCCGGTTGGATTCCTCCATGGGGATCATGATCACTCCAACGTTCAGATCCGGATCGGCGCCGCATAGCAGCAACAGATTACGCGACATTGGATCCATCGCGGGATGTTTGTGCGCCTGGGTTTTTTCACAAAACCGGCAAATGAAGCTGCAGACCTCCGGAATCTGCCACAACTCGCGCGAGTCCTCGTCATAGCCGCCGACGTGAATTACGATGGCGGTCGACGGCCTGATCTTCAGGGCGCGCCAGGACAGTACCGCAATCGCCAACGCCTTGCGATTGAAGTACGGCGCGTTTCCGATCGAAAACACCATCACGGTACGCGCCAGATCTTCGTCGCACTGGCCGGAGACGACGCTTTCGTGGGTACGAAATTTCAAGTCGGTCATGGTCATGGGTCCTTCGACAAATTAGGGCTACGTGCGCCGGCTAAAAAGGCCAGAAAAACCGCGGCGATGACGGTGCCGATAAATATTCCAAGACCAAGCCCCAACAAGAATGTCATCATTCCCTTGCGTCCTTATCGAGCGCGGCGTGGGCGACGTTATAAAGAGACGTCGAGAGAGGATTGGGCAGCATTTTGCCCGTGACGGACATAACGTACCGCAGAGCCGCCTCCAGCGCCTCAAGATCATCAAGAATGCAGATTACAGCGCGGTCGTAATCGTCACGATCTGGCTTTGACAACTCGCGGCATCTATCTCGCATTGCTTGGGTTGATTTCATTTCCCCGCATCCTTATCGAGCGCTGCGCGGGGATCAATGCCTTCGCGGATTACTTCGATGATGTCCTCAATAGCGTCCACGGCGTATTCGCGGGCACCAGTGTACTTGAGTTCGAACTTTTGAAACGTACCGATCCAGCTTTCACAGACAGCAATGCATCGTTCGCGCTCATTGGCTAGCGCCACCTCCAGCACCTCGATGCGGTCGGCCTGTTCCTTAAGACGGTTTTCGATTTTGAGTATCATGTCAGTCGGGAATAGGTGGTTCATTTCCCCGCGTCCTTATCCAGCACGGCCCCGTCCGCGAGCGCAGGCTCCGACGGGTCTCCCTCTATCGACGCCTGCGCGGTGTTCGAGGGAGCCTGACAGCAGCCGCCACCTGATCTTCGTCCCCTGCGTCCTTATCGAGCGCGGCGCGGTTCAAGAACGCACGTATTTTGCTAAGCGTATCGTCTTCAGCTTCACCGAATGTCATATCTTCCGGCGTTTCCTGCATGATGCAGCATTGAGCCTGTTCTAGTATCAGCGTCGCATCCCGCAGCGCTGCCCCCAGCGCCTCGATGCGGGCATACAGGGCTATTTCCTCTTTTGTAGGAGCTTGAAGCAGCGTCTCCAATTCCTCGATGCGGGCTGCATCACGTCTGGCTATTGTCTTGAGGTTCTCTATTCCTTCGGCAAGATGCCACTTGTTGAAAGGACCGCCGTTCATTGAATGAAAATATCCTTGTGAGCCGTACAGCGAATTATTCGCTTCAGCGACTAGTTGACGAGCTTCCTCAAGCGCTGCCTCCAGCGCCTCGATGCGGGCACGGCATTTTGCAATGTCGTGAAAGTTGCCTATACGCCATTCGTGATCTGCGCTCATTTCCCTGCGTCCTTATCGAGCGCGGCGCGGGCGTCTCGCAGCATCTTGATGGCTGCTTCGCAATAGCTGTCCCAATCGGGGGATTTTACTTCTACCGAGAGAAATTCCAGTTCAGGGTAATACCCACGCCACAAACGAAACACCCATGAATCACGGCGTTCAATTGCTCTGATCGCCCATGCTTCACCGTTCACGGTCAGCCAGATATGATCGTCATGTTGCCCCGATCTATTCATGCGTCCCTGTGTCCTTTTCAAGCGCGACGCGGACGATCCCGGCGCACGCCCTGACGGCGTCGTATACTTTTTCTTCGTGTTCACGCCGGTCCTGGTTTTTCAGCAAAATCTCCACCGCTGTTAGGGTATTTTGAGCGGATTGCAGCGCCGCCTGCAGCGCCTCAATATGATCCAGAAATTCAGCTCTGATTGAGGCGTCAATGCGCGAGAGGCTTTCCAAAGCCTCGATGCGGTTGATGAGTTCAAGAACCGAACGTTCGTCGCTCATTTCCCAGTGTCCTTATCGAGCGCGGCGCGGGCGATTTCTTCAATCTCGCGATAAAGATAACTTCCTTCGTCGGTCGCAATCTTCCGCAGCGCCGCCTCCAGCACCTTGACGCGAGCCTGGAGCCTGGCGTTGATTGACATTGACTGACTGAGCTGCTTGGCAATTGAAGCGTCGACCCGCGCCGTGCGTTCCAACACATCGCTGCGATCCGCCAACTGTGCCATGCGATGCAGCTCGGTCATGGCGGTGGTGTGGGCTTCGGCGGTGGGCTCGACCAGGAGGGCGATCAGCTCTGGCAGGACGTCTTCCCACGTCGTGGCGTCGGTGATGTTGAGGGTCGTCGCTTTCAGCTTCTCATTCATGGTTCGTTGCGCTCCGCCGGCATTCGTGCAAACAACCAGTTCTCGATCGCGTCCTGAATTTCTGACGCCAAATCACTGCAGCACATCGTAAACAGCTCGGGATCTCCGCGGACGGACGGCTCGTCCCGCAGAAAATATTCGGCGAGTTCGAAACACGCTGGATCGTAGGGCTTTGTCACCATCCGGTTTGTCTGTTCTGAACCCGGCGGTTCGTCACGCGCAGGAACGCCTCGCGCGACAGCATGCGATTGTGGCCATCGATGCATTGCTCATGCACACCGACGACCCCGCCGCGGCGAACTTCGATCGCAAAATAGCCTGCCCCGCAGAAGCAAGGCGTAGGCAAGTCGGTAATGTCCAGCGGCTTGTTGCAGAGATAGCAGTTAGCGATGTTCTCAAAACCCATCATTGATCCTTCCTTAGATCATCAAGCGTGCGAGCACCCGCGAAAAAGAAGCAGACGCCTGCGCCGAGGAAAGTGCCCGCCCAGATTCCAAGCACGAATCCAATCCAGAAATTCATCATTTCCTGCACCGCCATGACTTGCCACTGTGGATCGGCACCTTATGCATGTGGTGGCGCGTGCAGATATCGCGCGCGCGATGGGCGCGGCGGCTGACCAGCCTGCGGCCGATGTCGTCATCCTCATTCGGTACCGCAACGACCGCAGGCATCTTGACCGGCGGCACCACATTTGACTCCGGATGCTTCGGGATTGGCCCCGGTTCTTGTACCGGCCGCCAATCCGCTTCGCGCACTGGAAGCGGAAGCCTGTCTTGCTTCTTCAACAGCTGCGGTTCAGGTTCTTGCCAGCGCTCTTCGAATTGCGCCTTGACTACGCTGACTACGCCTGTCGGCCTTGAGGCCGCCGGGGCTTCATCGCGCGGCGATGCCACGATACCGGCCATGACGCCGGACAACGCCATGGCGCCTGCGATCATCAAGATCTTGCTTGGAAAGCAACGGGTGCGTTGTTGATCGGGCATGTGACCCCCGCTGCTCTTTATAGCGAGGAGGGAAGCATAGTCAAAAAATTTGACGGGTCCAACCTAAATCTGAAGCTGAACGAAAAAATCCGAACATTGTATACGGCTTGAGCTAGTGCCGCCGCATCCGTATTTCTGCCTCCAACCCCAGCGCCCGCGCCAGCCTCTCTATGACGTCGATGGTGATGTTGCGCTCGCCACGCTCGATCAAACCTACATAGGTGCGGTGCAGGTCGGCGGCGTGCGCCAAAGCTTCCTGGGATAGCCCGCTGGCTTCCCGTGCGGTCCGCAGATCCGCGGCAAACGATTTACGTAAATTCTTCTTTTTGTTTGACATGTGGCCTCTTGCCACATGTGCCATCTCCGGTCGACAGACCGACAGTCGCCATACTACCAATATGGTATCCGTCTATATCTTACCACCGTCCATAGATCTTGTGCAGGGCAGATCAAAAATCTTTTTTGATGTTCTCTTGAACTAAATCAAACGGACAAACGTTTCCATCCTCCTTGAGGCGATTTAAAGCAAACTGGTGCAGGCAATGAAGCTGCATCCGCATTCAGCAAGTTTGCCGATCCCCATCTCGATCCAGCAAGGACGCGCGGCGCTTGCGCGAATGTACATCGACCTGACTTTAGCGTTTCATGCCAACATGTTCCCGCCGGATCTGGTGCAAAAAGAACCTGAGTGTAATCTGATCCTCGTCATTCTAGCTGTGATGCTCGGCCATGCCGAGGGTCACCCGATGACCGCGAGCGAAATTGCGCGGCTAGTTCAGCAACCTGGCTCGACCGTCCTGAAAAGGCTCAACCTTTTGATCAAGCACGGCCTGATCCAACGCATCAAGGGCAAATATTATCTGGAACCGAAGCGCGCATTGCGCGTACCGAACCTCGACCGATTCGAATTGATCATGTCGAAGGCCTTCGCCGTGATTGGCCCGCTGTTGTCAGCAGAATCTGCGAAGTGATTTTTCAAAACCAGAACAACCTTACTGCGCACGAGCGACTGTCGGCAACTTTTGTCTTTTCGGAACGGACCATGCAGTTATTTTTTGCAATTCAATTTGAGATAGCAATGGCCCTATTTCAAAAACCGGGCTATCGTTTTTCATCTGGCTGTAAGAAAATTGAAACAAGACCATCACCCATCAAATCATCTCCGAAGACGGGGAGGCGATGTCATGAACGCACGGGAAATCCGGCTAATAGGAAAAAGAATTGCAATGGAATTGCCGCCAAGTACTCGGAAGGTCGGCCTAGCAATACTAGATGTTGCTTGTCAGGAAGTGATTGGCGATCAGGTCTTGTGGCCGGACCGCGAGGAGGAAGAAGGAAATAGTTCTGATTCCAGCCACTGAAGTCGACGGCTCAGCTCTGCGGGAACGCGGTCGTGGCAGCCCTCGATGATGTATTCGATTGTTACGCCCGGAACGGCTTTCAGGATCAGGAACACGACAGTCAGCGTGATTGGAGATCCGAGTTCAAAATTTGCCCAGCGGGTTCGCTCAATGCGAAGCCTGCGAGAGTCTTCGCCGGATCGCTTCGCCCTGGCTTTTGTTGATTGCTTTGTACATTTAACCAAAAAAATTGGCGGGACCAATGTTTTCAACATATGTCAAAAAAAATGAGAGTGCCAACAGAATTTTGGAATCGTCCGAAAGTCTAAAGTCTTAAGTTACTTTGTGAACACAACTATTGCGCGACTTTATCGGTCATATTCCTCCTTCCCGGACCAGTCAAAAATTTTGACGGCAAGCTTGACTGTCAAGCTATTTGACACCTAGGATATCGCCTCGCGGCGTTCGGCGGGGCGGTTTCCCAATGAAAATTCTGACTGAACTAGCTGATGTTGTGAAGGTTTTGGGCGGCCCGAAGCGGCTTGCCGCGCTGACCTCCGCCACCCGGGAAGCTGTCTGGAATTGGATTAATCTCTTCGAGGCATTCCCACCCAATACATTCGTCATCATGACTGACGAATTGAAGAAGCTCGGCTACGGCGCGCATCCACCTTTGTGGAAAATGCGAGAAAAAGTTTCAAAGTCTCGTCCTGCTCAAAAACCCTCTCTTACTCAAAAGTCTCGCAAGGTTGCATCCAAGCGTCGCGACGGGGCGCGGACTCGCCTCAAGACAAGTCTCGCCGCAAGCCCCTGAAGACCCTTCACCGAACACGGCTCTCTAAAAAAGCAATAACAACAAGGAAAAATTCAATGACCGTCACTCAACTTTCCGTCGCCCACGAGGCTGAACCGCGCCGTCCGCTCAACGACTACGCCACCGCACTCGCCAACATCAACGCACTGGTCGACGACCTTACCGATGCCAGAGCCGTCATCGTTCAGCTCCGCAACGACCTGCACCATGAACAGGACCGCTGCATCATGCTGGTCGAGGACCGCGACCACTGGCGCAAGGTCGCCAAGCAGGCTCGCGACGAGTGGGCGACCCTGAAAGCCGTCATGGATGCCATCAGGGAAATGGCCAGCTCCGGCCAGGAAAGTGCCCGCATCATCCGCGAGAGCGACGAGAGGCCGTCGCAGCCCGAGACTTCTCCAGAGGCCGCTTGAACACCATGGAGCAACCATGCAAGCTGCAGCGGCGAGCTATGGGCCATGGGGCAAGACAGATGGTCTGAACGATCGACTGATTGAACTGTGCCTGGCGCCGCAGCGCTTCAGCCGTGGCGTTATTGCGAAGGAACTTTCCGAGCAATTCGGCATCCCAATAACGCGCAACAGCGTGATCAGTCGCGCACGTCGGCTTGGACTGTTGATGCCACAGCCCGCCGTCATCCTGTGCAAGCCGCGTGCGTCATTGCCGGCCAGGCCGATCGAACGGCGCAAGCATTCGCTTTCCGGATCCATCAAGCCGGTCGACCCGGCGCTTCCGATCGAGCCCGACAGGCTGGTCTCGCTGCTCGAGGCCGGTCCCGGACATTGCCGCTACCCGTTCGGAGAAAAGCTCTCGCTGATGTTCTGCGGCCGCGAGCCGCTCGAGGGCTGCGACTACTGCACAGAACACTGGCGGCTGATGCATGAACGGGGGCGGCCATGAGCACCTTGGAAACCCGCCCGCTCAAAGCTCACGTCTGGGCACGTGAAAAAGACGACTGCGCGCCAATAATCAGGAGCAAACGCGAAACTGAAATTGGAGCTGCCGGTGAACACCTTGTATGCGCGGATCTGATCTTACAAGGTCATCGCGCCTTTCTAGCCGCGCAAGGGCTGCCTTATGATGTCGTGGCCGATTATGATAACCGCTTAATTCGTATTGCCGTCAAATCCACCTCTTTAGCAAAGGCACGGCCTGCCAGAGAAGGTTCAAGAGTTTGCTATCAGTTTAACGTAACGCGTCCTCGCCGCCTGTGTTCTGGTAAAACAGATGCCAGGGCCTACTCAATTGATGACGTCGATATCGTCGCTCTAGTTGCGTTGGACATAAAAACGATTGCCTACGTTGCAATGGCGGCGTGCAAGACGAGTATGCATATCGATGCCGAAGGCCACATTCGAGGAACCAATAAGTTCGGGCCCAAAAACATCATGCGACGAAAATGCTTTGCTGATTTTTCGCTGTTGGCCGCGGTGGAGATATGCTGATGACGATGCCTCTGCGCCTGAGACAAAGTCATATATGGGAACGTGACCCCGAAGATTTTTATGTTGAGCCGAATTGGGTCTCGGAACGCCTGTTCGCGGAAGAGCATTTCGAGGGCGGAGTCTACGATCCCGCTTGCGGCACGGGCCGCATCGTCATCGGCGCCTTGAAAGCTGGCCTTAAAGGCTACGGCTCCGACTTAGTCAATCGCGGCTGGGATTCCACCCGCACGCCACACGATTTCCTGGCCGGCCCAGACGAACAGCACGACAACATCGTCACCAACGTGCCGTTCAAGATCGCGCGGCCGTTCGCCATACGTGCTCTCCAGCTGGCCCGAGCTAAGGTTGCGATGGTCTTTCCGCTGGCGCGCTTGAACGCCGCGCGCTGGATTCGGAAAACACCGTTAAGGCGCGTCTGGCTGTTGACGCCGCGGCCCTCGATGCCGCCAGGGCGCGTGATTCTCGCCGGTGAAAAGCCTGGCGGCGGCAAGACGGACTTTTGCTTTCTGGTTTGGGAGCGTGGTCACGAAGGTCCGCCCGAAATGGACTGGCTGCTTCGGGATGGAGGCTAGCCATGAACTCTATCCCGCTGAGATTTGTCACGCTCGACATGCCGGAACCCAATCATCCGGTACTCAAGATCCAGACCATGGATTCGGAAACCATCTTCCAGTTCGAGATCACGCATGACCATCTGCTGCTGCTCAATAACCGGACCGCCGACATTTTGCTGACGAGAAAACTCCATGAGTGACGACGACGACATCACCGCTAACTATCACCGCGGCAATCCGCGCAGCGTCGAAGCGCACGAGAGTATGAAACACCGCAAGCACGGCGATTACCTGCGTATCCTCACGTTACTGCATCAGTATCCAGGCGGCCTGATCAGCCAGGAAGCCGGAGACATGCTCGGCATCCAGCATCAAACTTGCAGCGCCAGATTTTCCGACATGAAGAAAAAGGGCTGGTTGGTATGGAATGGCAAGCGCCTGACACGGTCGGGGCGGAACGCCGACGTGTGGCGAGCAGTGATGCCAATCAGCGGTCTTCCGTTATTCGACCAGCCACAGGCGCCAACAGCATGACCTGCATTCTCGCCATTGATCCCGGCCTGACCGGCGCAGTCGCGTTCTACTTCACCAATCTGCCCTATGCGGTCAGCGTATTCGACATGCCAGTGGTCAATGGCGAAGTCAACGCCGCCGAACTGCGCGATATGATCGGCAACTACAAGCCGGACCATGCCATTATTGAGCAGGTCGGTCCGATGCCGCGTGACGGCGTCAAGCAGGCATGGCGATTTTCCGGCGCTTACGCCACGGCGCGGACCGTGGTGGCGCTGCTCAATATTCCAATGACGCTGGTGGTGCCAGGTCGCTGGAAGAAGGCGATGAACGTCAAGGGCGGACCCGACGGCAAGGAAGAATGCCGGGAGCTGGCGATCCGGTCATTCCCGGCCTGTGCTGGCCGCTTCTCACGCAAGATGGATCAAGGGCGCGGCGAGGCCGCGCTGCTGGCGCTCTATGCCGCTAAAACTTTTTACAGAAACACAGCACAGGAGCAAAGCCATGAAGATCATATCAGCCAGTGAGCGCATGAAGGAAAGGCGCGGCGTCAAGGCCTTGATTGTGGGCGAGGCAGGCGTCGGCAAGACAACTCTTCTGCGCACGCTCGACACGAAGTCCACTCTCTTTCTTGATCTTGAGGCTGGTGACCTCGCTGTTCAAGATTTAGATGTTGACACCCTTAGACCTGACACTTGGGATAGTTGTCGGAATCTGGCCTGTTACCTGACCGGAGCCAACGCATCGCTGCCACCCACCGCGGTCTACAGTCAGGCGCATTACGACGCCATTGCACCCGACTTCGCCGACACCAACCTGGCGAAGTACGACACTTACTTCATCGACAGCATTACGGTTGCGGCCAGGCTTTGTTTTCGCTGGTGCGAACAACAGCCGGAAAGCGTCAACGATCGCGGCAAGAAAAACCTGTTAGGCACCTACGGCCTGCTCGGACGCGAGATGATCGGCTGGTTGAACCAGCTGCAGTTTGCGCGCGGCAAGAACGTGATCTTTGTCGGCATCCTCGAGAAGGAGATCGACGAGTTCAAGCAAGTTCACTGGGATCTGCAGATCGACGGTGCCAAGACTGGGAAGGAACTTCCCGGCATCGTCGACGAAATCCTATCACTGGTTTTCGTTGATTTCGGTGATGGCCAGCCAGTTCGTGCCTTTGTCTGTGATCAGCCCAACCAATGGGGCTACCCGGCCAAGGACAGAGCCGGCAAACTCGACATGATCGAAGAGCCGCACCTTGGCCGGTTGCTGGCCAAGATTGCCGCCAAGGGGCCGCGCCATCCGGTCGATCATACCCTTCATCAGCCAACCACAAACGAAGCAGCATAGGAGACTAGCAATGTTGGATTTTAATGCAGCCGAACCACAGCGTGACATGGGTCTGATTGACGATGGCACTGTGGCGATCGTCCAGATCAACGTGCGTCCAGGCAACGCCGGTGAGGGCGGTATGCTCAAGCGCAGCAAGACCGGCGAGAGCGAGGCGCTCGACTGCGAGTTCACCGTGGTCGATGGCCCCTATGCCAAGCGCAAGTTCTGGACCCTGTTTACCGTTGGCGGGGTCACCGAAGGACAGAAGAAGGCCGGCGACATTTCCGGCTCGCGAATCCGGGCCATTCTCGAAAGCGCCCGCGGCATCAAGCCCGACGATCAGAGCGATGCCGCCAAGGCTGCGCGCCAAATCGACGACTGGGGCGACCTTGATGGCCTGCGCTTTGTCGCCAAGATCGGCGTCGAGAAGGGCAAGGACGGCTTCAAGGACAAGAATGTGCTGGAGGCGGCCATTACGCCGGACCGCACAGCGTGGAAGAAGGTGGAGCAGACGTTGCGGCAGGCAGCGGCGGTGGCCTCGATTGGCAGCACGTTTGGGTCGGCGCCGCAGCCTCCGCAGCCCGGCACCATTCAGAAGCCCGGCTGGGCCCGCGGGTGAAGGGGCCGGTACAAAAGTTGCGCGACGTCGAGGCGGAGTGGATGACCAAGGCCACCGACTCCGCCATCGAGGGCGTGCGTGAGGCCATGGGCAGCATCAACAGCCGCGCTGCGATCAGCTCGCTCTCCAAGCTGGAGCTGGGCTGGATCGCGATGGGGGCGGTGTTCAACTGGATCAAGACCAAGAGCGAGCAGGCGGTGGCGGAAGGCGTCGGCTATGACGAGACCATTCGCGCCATGAGGCTGCTGCCACCGCCCTGGGAGGTAGGCGCGGTGACGTCGATCCTGCCGACGCTGGGCGATGTTGAAGGCGTGCCCTGGGACAAGCCGATGAACGAGTGGTCGAAGCAGCAGATCATTCGTTTCACGTGGAACGCTTATCAGCTGATTGATGCAGCGCTGAAGGCACGCGACGGCGGCGCGCAAGACAAGCTGACGCAGAAGACACCGCGGGCGGTGGCTGAGCGCGAGTTCAGCGCACGCAACGGCGGGCCATTGCTGGACCGGAAGGAATTAGGTGACGATCTAATCCCGTTTTGAGGGGGTATTCATGCTTGATTTCAATTCTCCGGTCCCGACTGTTCTCAACGATCAGCTCAACGCTGCGCTGGATGCAGCTGCGCTGATCGAGGAACGTGAGCAGCATCGGGATTATCTCGGCGCTTCTGCGATCGGTTCGGAATGTCTGCGCAAAGTGCAATTCGATTGGAAGCGCGAGAGCGTGTTCCCGGCGCGTACTCGGCGGATCTTCAACCGCGGTCACGCCTCGGAGGACAAGATCGCAGCATCGTTTGCTGCTGCCGGTTTTATAATGGAGCGAGGCACGGAGCGTTGTGGCTTCAGTGCTGTCGACGGCATGTTCCAGGGCCATTGCGATGGCATCCTGCTCGACGGTCCGCGCATTACCGGCCTGAAATACCCCTGTCTTTGGGAAAACAAATGTCTCGGAGAATCCGGCTGGAAGAAGCTCGAGAAGTACGGCCTGCACGCCGCCTATCCGGTCTATTCCGATCAGTGCCAGATCTACATGGGCTATCTCGGACTCGATGAAAACCCGGCGCTGTTCACCGCCGAGAACGCCAACAGCTGCCATCTACTGGCGCTGACGGTGGAGTTCGATGCCGTGGCGGCACAAGCCGCCAGCGATCGTGCGGTGACGATTATTCGCGCCACGCAGGCCGAAGAGCTGCTGCCGCGCATTACCGACAAGGGGCCGGACGATTGGCGCTGCAAGATGTGTTCGCACAGCGCGTATTGCTGGAGTTTGAAATGACGGAGGCTTCGAGCTTCAGAGAAGCGGCGACGGTGCCGCAAACACCGCCGCCGATACCACCGCCGCAATCCGCGGCATTCTAGCAACGAAGGGAACTTAGCATGGCTATCAAGCGAGAGGAACGAACGATCACCATCCAATTGCTCGAACAGGAAACTGTCGAGATCTTCTTTCTCGGCAAAACCTGGTTGTTCATGAATCGAATGGCGAAAAAGTCGATAGGGCAATTATTGTTGCCGCCGCTGACGCAAAACCGCGCCTCGCGTCAACAGGTATTGAAGCACGATCCACCGGCAGAATTCCGCGATTCGATCTATCGCTGCCGCAACGATAAGGCGCCGACACTGGTGCACATGCCGGAGAATGCGTTCAAGAAAGCAATGGCACAGGCAGCGCTCGGTACGCCAGGCGCGACCAAAGCGGAAATCGGTCGCCATGTGCAGGTGATTGACGAGACCGTGCACATCTACGGTACGCCATATCTCGACATGCGGATTGTGCGCCAGGCCGGCATCAACAAGACGCCAGACGTGCGAACTCGCGCGATATTCAAGGAATGGGGTGGCAAAGTTACGGTGCAGTACACCCGTGGCATCGTCAAGGAGGCCTTTATTGCCAATTTGATGGCAAATGCCGGCAATATCACCGGGGTCGGAGACGGCCGGACGGACAAGGGTACGTATAATTTCGGCAGCTGGGAAGTAGTTTCAAAGGACGATCCGAGATTACTCAAGCTGATGAAGGAACACGGCCGCAAGGCGCAACTGGCGGCGATGGAGCATCCGGTAGCGTCCAATGAAGATACCGAGGAACTGCTTGCCTGGTTTGAGAGCGAGCTGGTCAGGCGCGAGACCGACCGCAAGCCCGCGAAGACGAAAGCGCCGAAGCTGCCATCGCCGGAAGCGATCACGAGCGCAGCGAAACGAAATGGCAAAACAACCCCGAAAGGTGACGCATGATCGGCGATGTGCAGTTTGACGACGAGGATTGGCTATTCGATGTTGCGCGAGATCTCGATGCAATCATCCGAAACATGCGTTTGATCGATCGCTTCGGAGGTGGTGACAAAATGAAGGAAATTACAGCATTGCTTGAACAGGCGTTGCAAGAACTGGATCCGACTTATCCGACTTGGAGGTGACGCATGATCTCGAAAGAGAAAGCTGACTACATCACGTCGCTGGCTGACCCTAACGGCTACATTAACCCGAAACGGGTGATTGAGGCGGCGCGCGATCCAACCAGTCCGATTCACACCGACTTCGAGTGGGATGTTGATGTTGCGGCCGAGCAGCATTGGCTCGACCAGGCACGAACCCTGATCCGGTTCGTCAAACTGACAGTAGAAATCAGCCACCGCACCGTCGTCGCACCGTACTATGTGCCTGATCCGGAACGGCCGATGCATTCGAAACGCTACGTTGAGCTGACGATCGCCGGACGCGATAAGGAAATAGCGCAGCAAATTCTGCTTGCCGAGTTGGATCGCATTGCGGCGGCGATCCGGCGCGCGCAGCAGATTGCCGACGTACTCGGTCTTTCCGAACAGCTCGAGCGGTTGCTCGATGACGTAACCGAAATCAAAACGACAGCTGAGCGTCGGCGGGAAGAAAAGGACCGTAAGCGAACGGCTAAAGTTGTGCGCGGCAAGCGCAAACCGCGTGGAGGTGGCAAACCGCGCGGAGGTGGCAAACCGCGCGGAGGTGAAAGGCCGCGGGCGTAAGAGTGTGAGTAGGCACGGCAAGGCAGGCACGGCGGGGCATGGCTGGGCCTGGCCTGGCGCGGCGCGGCCGGGTCGGGCGCGGTGCGACGAGGCCGGGCATGGCGAGGCAAGGCAGGCACGGCAGGACGGGGCGAGACGCGGCAAGGCAGGGCTGGGCATGGTGCGGCTTGGCTTGGCCGGGCGAGGCACGGCAGGCGTGGTTTGGCACGGCAGGCGTGGTTTGGCACGGCAGGCGTGGTTTGGCACGGCGCGGCGCGGCGCGGTCCGGCGTGGCGAGGCGTGGTCCGGCGTGGCGAGGCACGGCAGGCGCGGCATGGCGCGGTCAGGCATGGCGCGGCATGTCAAGACTCGGCCAGGCCTGGCTTGGCTCGGCACGGCAGGCACGGCAGGCACGGCAGGCATGGCTCGGCTCGACAGGGCACGGCTCGGCGGGGTGCGGTTTGGCACGGTACGGCAGGGCAAGGCTGGGCTTGGCAAGGCAGGCAAGGCATGGCTCGGCTCGGCGGGGCACGGCTAGGCGGGGCCGGACTAGGCGAGGCGAGGCAGGCGTGGTTTGGCACGGCGAGGCTCGGCATGGCACGGTTGGGCCTGGCGGGGCTTGGCAAGGCAGGCACGGCATGGCCCGGCCAGGCTAAGGCCTGGCACGGCCAGGTCAGGCGAGACGTGGCCAGACGAGGCTAGGCACGGCAGGCGAGGCCAAAAGGATACGAGAGGAGAGGAGGGATGCACGGCCATGATCGACTTCAACAACGCGCCGCTGCAACAGGACGAATCCCAGCTTCGCCATGCTCATAGCTATGAGGTGAGCGCTGAAGATATCCGCGAGCGGCTCAATGCGGATGTCGCCAGCTTCCTGCGGTGGCTGTATTGCGGCCGCGCCTTCATCAAGCGAAGCGAAGCGCGGATCGGTGACATCTCCGGCCAGGCCGGGACATCATTGGCCATTGAATTATCGGGCAAAGAGGTCGGTCAATGGTTCGATCACGCTACCGAACAGGGCGGCGACCTGATTGCGCTGTACCGCGGCTACATGGGCTATGCCGGCACTACCGCCCATTTTAGGCAAAGCCTCAAGGAAATCGCCCGCGAATTCCTCCACGATCCAATCGAGCCTGATGCGCGGGTGCTGTGGCGTTCGACGCCAACGCTGTCGCCAACTGAAAAGATCCTGGCGGATAGCGTTCGGTTTGGGACTTGTCCCCGCACCGAAAACGAGGTGCTGGGACCGCCGGTTGCGACCTACAAATATCTCGACGTCGACGGCAACATCCTTACCGGCGTTACCCGTTATGAACCGAAGAGCTTTCGGCCGTGGTGTTTCAAGGTTATCGACGGCGAAAAGAAATGGGTGATTGGCTCGCCGCCGGTCCGGCCGCTGTATCACTTGCCGGAGCTGACCAATGCCAGCGAGGTTGTGCTGGTCGAGGGCGAGGGCAAGGCGGATGCGCTGGCCAGATTCAACGTGGTGACCACCACCATCATGGGCGGAGCCCATGCAGTGGACAAGACCAACTGGCTGCCGCTGGCAAAGAAGAAGATCTACATCTGGCCCGACAATGATGACGCTGGAGAAAAATTCGCGAAGGCCGCGACGGCGAAGCTGATCAACATCGGCTGCAGAATCTGGATCGTGCCGATACCTGGGGGCAAACCTCCCAAATGGGACTGCGGCAACTGCATCGGGGATGGCGAAGATCCGTTGGCGGTGCTGGCCACGGCGATCGAGCTGCTGACCGATCCCAATCAGCTGATTTTGACCGCAGGTCAATTCGTCGCCGGATTTACCTCGCCGGAATACCTGATCGACGGCATCGTGCAGCAGAGCTATCTCTACAGCCTGACCGCGCGCACCAATCACGGCAAAACCGCGGTGGCCATGTATGCCGGCAGCACGGTGGCGCGCGGGCTGGCATTTCATGGCCGCGAAACCCGACAGGGCAGTGTGTTGTTCCTGGCCGGCGAGAACTCGCAAGACATCCGGGCGCGGTTTCTGGTGCTGGCCGAGCACGACAAGTTCGATGCCGATCGGGTGCCGTTGTATTTCATCGACGGCGTCATCAACATCGCCGCCAGCCTGGCGCGAATTCGCGACGAGGCGGCCAAGATCCCAAATCTGGTGCTGGTGATCGTCGACACCGCGGCCGCCTATTACTCCGGCCAGGACAGCAACGACAATACCCAGCAGGGAGAATTCGCTCGCTTGCTTCGCGAATTAATCAAGCTGCCGGGGCGGCCGGCGGTGATCGTCAACTGTCATCCGGTCAAGAATGCTTCGCATGACAATTTGCTGCCGCTGGGCGGCTCGGCCTTTGTCAACGAGGTCGACGGGAACCTGACGCTGTGGTCGGAGACCGACAAGCAGACGTCGCTGCACTGGCAGGGCAAGTTTCGCGGGCCGGAGTTCGAGGCGATGGCGTTCGATCTGCGGACCGTTTCCTGCGACCGGGTCAGGGACTCCAAGGGCCGGCGGATGCCGTCCGTGGTCGCGGTTCCAATTACCGAGGACGGCGCCGAGCGCAAGGAGAAGGTCGCCGAGGAGGAGGAGAAGACCGTGCTGCGACTGATCCACGTCGACAAGCAGGCATCGTTCACCTCGATGGCAAGGGCAGCCGGGTTCGTGCTGCCGGACGGAACTCCATCCAAGGCCAAGGTGCAGCGTGTTGTCGAGAGGCTGAAGGCGGACAAGCTGGTGTTCAAACATCGAGGTTCCAAGTACCGGCTGACCAAAAAAGGCTGCCGGGAAATCAAGGTCAAATGGGACGATGACGAGGATGAGTGACGGTATCATGGTGTTGGAAAGCCACAATTTTGACGCAAGTTTTTCGCGATACGATTTTCGCTGTCGTATCAAGCAGATACGAGGCCGATACGATTCGATACGTTTGGCTTCTAAACCATTGAAATCATTGAAGTCGAGTCGCGATACGTATCCGATACGGCACGATGACTTACGATCGTATCGTATCACCCCTCTTCTCTTAGAGAGAGTGCCGATACGATTTCAGGTTTTGGAACCAAAAAGGAGGCGACGATGGCAGAGACCAATCGCAAGCCGCCGGACGAGCTGGCGGAGGTCCGGGAGCGGATCAAGGAACTCAAGAGCCGGGAAGAGGAACTGCGGGAACTCTTGATCGCCGGCGAGTGTGAGCTGGTTGGCGACGACTTCGCGGCGACGATCTCCAAGGTGGTCTCGGAGCGGATCGATGGCGTCAAGCTCCGCAAGGAACTCGGGCTGGAGAAGTTGCGGCCGTTCCTGGTTCCATTGGAACGAACGGTGGTCAATGTCGAGCGGATGAGGGGGCGGGAGTGAGCGCGGGGAATATGGAACAAAACGGCAACGATCTGCAGCGTAACAGCTTCACGGTTTGCCTGCTCCGCGCCGACGGCGACTCGGACGTCGTGTGCCACAATGCCTCCTCCCACGACGCTGCCAGGGAGTTCTGGCACCGCAGCAACAATGTCAGCGCCATCTGCGGCATGGTGCGACGGGTCAGTATCGTCGACAACTACGGCTGCACCAATCTGGCGTGGGAGTTCGGGCGGGGGTTCACGTTCGACGGGAAAAGGTTTCATCCCAAGCCGGTGTTGCCGGCTGAACCGGGTTAGTGCGGCGGTAGCAGCTTCGCGATCCAGCTAAGGCCAAAGCCAAAGCCTGTCACGGTCAGGGCGACGTTGGTTCCGACCATCCATTTCAGGATAGCCATGTTTCTTTCGAGACGGGCGAAGCTCGTCACGGCGCTGCCTGTTCCAGATGCACCAGTCGGGCGTCCATCTGGCCCAGCAGGCGCTTGACCTGCACCATGTCCCGCTCGATCCGCAGGAACATGTTGCCCAGCACGGTTTGACTGTCGCCAAGCGTCTCGAGGATGACGCGGATGCCGGTGATGTCCGCGCGCACCTCGCGCATATCGGTCTGGATGGCGAGCAGCCGTTCCATGATCAGGTTGAGGTCGGGCTCTGCCATCAATTCATGCTCCTTAGAAGCACATCAAGGCTATCTGCCAGCTTCATTGTAGGATTGCGTTGGCAGTGATTATCAAGCCAATAAAACACGGCATCGTTGTCCAGCTTTTCTAATAAGTCGTTTGTGTCAGATACGCGCGCGCTGAGATAACCCATCACCCATCCTCGCGCTCCAAAGGATGGAAAGCCAATGCGGGATTCCAGCCAAGATCCGCAAGAGCCTGTACCAGCACCCCGTATCGTATAAGCATTCGCATTCCCAATCACGGCAAGCGTCACCGCACTTGCCAGTAACAATGCTTTCATCGGTTTCAAATCCTCTTCAACAGTAAATTGTCAGCGGCAGGGATTGCCGATTATGGGACGGCACGAGACCGCCCCATAGGCTGCAATCTCAGCGGTCTTCCTCACACGATAAATCGGGCGATGCTACATCGGGGCCCAACTGTACCCAATGGTGATGAGGCCCACAGGCATCACCCTCGCGAGGGCTGTTATCCTTGGCGGGACCAAACATAGAACCAAGCGCGAGCAATCCAACAACAATTCCAACAGCAATTCCCATAATCATCTCCGTTTTCAATTTAGGTACTGAGGCGCGCAGTGTCGCCGCAGTGGCTGCAATCATTTCATTTAACGCGGAAGTGGACCTTCAAAGTGCACAACAACTTGTTGCGGCGCCCTGGAGCCAAATTGAAAGCCCAGTGTGCCCGCCAGCGCTGCAACTACGCCAATCAGGACCGCCAGATTACGCGGCGTTTCCCAAAACGCTTGCCGTCGCTTCAATAGAATATCGATCTCCACCAAAGCGCGCCGCAACTCGTCATCTGTTGTCATTTTTTTCACTCGCAAATGTATCGGCGATCATTGATTCGGTTCGTTCCAGATGCTGATCCAATGCGCGCTCGATACCGCGGAACAAATTCGCCAGTTCGTCATGAACGCCGCGAACATGGTCGCGTAACAAGGCTTCAATTTCGGTTCGTTTCATCGTTTTTCGTTCCTAAAGGCATCGATGGCATGGTCAGTACTTCGGATCGTAGTAGCGGCGCACCGTGGTGACGACGTAGGAAATCTCTCGCGCCGGGTCGCCACCACATTGGATGCGAGCGTAAGCTTCGATGGCGTCTGCGTCGTCCTTGGGAAGCTCAGGGTAAAGCTTCTGCACCCATCCTGTTGGGGGGCTGTCGCGCTTCTCAGGTGATGGCATTGTCCGTGCTCCTTATGGATCTCGGCGGTTTCTGTCTTGTTTTTGCGCGCCAATGTTTTGTGATCTGGCGCCACTCATAATTTTCCCAACGCTTTTAGAATGACAACGGTTGACGTGATCACGCCACCAATGCCGAATGATAGCGCTGCAACCGCCTGATACATCGCACCAAGATTAGGCTTGGCATCAAGCTTGGCGTCAACCACGTTGAATTGCGCATCAATTCGCGCAAACCGAATATCAAGATCGCGGCGCAAGTCGGCAATCTGTTCGGATAATTGTTCGATGTTCATGTTTGTCCTAGTGTTTCAGGGCAACCGCGAGAATAGCGGCATAGGATGCTAGCAACCCGGCGAATAGCCAGGTGCCGATGGTTTGCAAATGCATCAGGCGATTCTCGATTCCAGCAACACGGCTTTCGATTCCAGCAAAACGACTTTCTATTCCTGCAAGCCGATGATTGATGCCGGACAACTCGCCTTCGATCCTTTCCTCATGAGTCATTCAGGCAATTCCTTTGTTAGTTGAGCGGGCTTAATCTTGTGTTTGATCATGAGCTTCAGCAGGAGTTGGACAGCGCGCGGAATACGCTGGCCGTTGGCATAGCCGTTCGAGGTGCGGCGCACGACGTCCAGAAACTTCGCCGCGGTGATCTGATTCAAGCCCAGCGCTTCAATGGCTTCGCTGTATTGCTCGCCGGTCATTGCGCCGTTTCTCTCTCGAGATTGTCCGGCCTTTTGCTGCGGTTTTCTGGCCACGGGTTACCTTTCGCGGTTGCAGGTTTCTGGATTATATGCGCAACACCTGCTCATGAGCAAGTGCTGCGCATCTGTTTTTGGGTTAGTTCGGTGGGTATTTGTGTTGCGGCTCTATTCGACGCGCGCTTCGGCGAGGATGGTGTGCTCGTTGATCAGGTTTTTAAGCAACCTGGAGAACCGGCTTGCGTCTGCGCCCGATATACAAGGGAAGCGGAATAGTTGTTCGCTTTCGACGTCGCGCAATACGACGTCGTAAACAATGGACCTGTCGGTCAGAACGGTTTCAACGGTTTTGATGGTTGACATGGGTGGTGCTCCTATGAGGGACGATTCCCTATTGCTTCAAACCGGGTAACCTTTCGGTGCCCGGTGTGAAGCTATGGCTGTCGGGATTTAGGCGTGAACCGCGTCTAGACGGGCACGGGTCCGCGAATAGGCGCGCATCTGTCCGATGCCGCCGTGAGCGATGATTGCGATGGAGGTTTTAGCTTTGGCCGATCGGCCACCGCAGGCTTTGCAGAGCGCGCAAGTCGTCACCTTGCCTTTTTCCATTGAAGCGGGGCAGGCAATCTCGTTTGCCAACCTGTTCTCAAAGGGCAGACGCGTGCGGAAGGTGCGCCAGCCCAGCGCGGTTGCGGCTTGCTGTTCCTCCGCGGTGTCGCAGGATGCCATGCAATGGCGCTTGAACTCGGGAAACGTGCGCCATTGGTGTGTGTAGCCGGCTTTCGTCTTCACCTTGCGCAACATCACATGCCAGACATCGGCGGGAACGGCCGCAGGATCGCCATAGGTGCCAAGCCTGACCGCATGGTCTGCGAGATACTCGCAAGCCTGCTCAGGGGAAACGTGCGGATAAATATCGCGCTCGTAACCGTCATAGACGCCAAGCGGACCTTGGCCGATCACAACATAGCAGGAACGATCCTTCCAGCTGTTCGACGCGCTATCGTACCAGCCGCGATGAACGCAGGAACCGCATACTGATTTGTCGAGACCTTGGCGCACAGCGTCAACGGGGTTGATATCATCGCGCAGGATGTAGGTTGCGACTAGCGCACCGGTTTTGGAATTCTTGCTGGCGCTAGTGACGCGCGTTGCAATGGCGACAATCGGAGATCCATCAAGCATTGACGGGCCACGGTAAAAGATAAAACCATTCGGGGTCGACATTAGAAAGAGCCTTTCGGTTGCTGAGCAGAAATTGCTCATAGGCTCTACTGAGCAGATATTGCTCATACGGTCAAGAGCAATTTTTGCTCATGGCAAAATTATTTTCCAGGCAAAAGAAAAAGGCCGCTCGAAAGCGGCCTTTTGGTAAGGAGATGTTGGTTGGCTTATGCGGTTACTCCACTAAGCGCTAGATGCTAGATGGCTGCGGGCTTTCTGCTTCCTCGAACCGAGGAGCATCGGCATGCCATTGCGCACCATACTCCCGACACGCGAAAGCGGTTTGGCTACGTACTTCGACGCGCACGCCAAAGCACTCGGGGCATTGGAAACCCGCACGGATGCGAGACTTCTCGTTAGCGGTATAAGCGAGCATTAATCTGTTTCCTCCCTACTAAGCGCTAGATAGCTGCGGGCTTTCTGCCATTGCTCGCTGTCGTTTACGTTCCAAGCCTGCGCTTTGAGTACTTGTAACTGTTTGACGGTGCGAGACGTCCAAAAACAAAGCGCACGATTAGCGAAAGCGGGATCAAGCGAAGCGGTCAGGTCATGATCTGCCTTGAGTTGTTCCCATGAGAGAATATCAGTCCACTGAGACATTGATTTAGGCCTTCCACATTGCAGCTAATTTGCGCGGGACTTCGTTCTGTGCGGTTTCAATCCAGCCCGGAATAGTTGGATCACCCATGGTTTGAACCGGCTTGCGGTTGCCAGTGGTGCGGTAACCTTTCCAGCGCTTGTTTTTGAATTGTTCAATGGCGAGGAAATATTCGCGGTCGCCGTTCGCGAATTCCTGATGATAAACTTTGCCTGCTTCGAAGTGCATATTAGGTCCTTTCCGCGATTAGCTCGCCGTTTTTCCAGATTTGGACAAGCGCTAATCGGCAGGAAGCTTCAGAGTTAATGCGATACTGATCAGACAGCATGTAGCGCGCTTCCTGCTTTGCTTCTTTGAGCGTGTCGGCGGAACGTTCGACATCACAGCCATTGTGTGAGTCGGTCGTTTGAAAGCCTTGAAGGGAGTAGATCATGTTGGTTTGTCTTTCGAGTTGATGGAAGCGGGATGCTTCTAATGCCTTAAGCCGCGTATCCTTTCGGAGCGCGGCGTAAGAGCAGAGCGAGTATGGTTAGGCAACAATTCGGAGACAGTGCGCCTTGCTAACAAGTTGGAAGCGAGCCTTTGCCTTTTCTATCCATTGGCCTTTGACTAGCTTGACTGCCTTGCCTTGCCAGCAATGCGCCAAGTCAGGGTCGCGAAGCTCTTCGACGCGGTAGAATTGATTAGCGGTGGTTTCGATGATCATTGAAATTTCCCTTCGTGTTTGACTGAGCAGAAATTGCTCATGAGCAACCATGCGCAGAAATTGCTCAGCGCGTCAAGTACGTTTTTTATTTTTCTCAAATTATTTTGCAAGCGCTTGGAAATGGTGCGGAAAATTTGCGCGCGCGGCGTTTGCGTCACTGCACGACGTTTCGTCATCCCTTCTTCGCCTTCTTCTCTTCCTTCTTCGCCTTCTTCCGCTTCTTCGCGAGATCTTTAGTGGTATACCTCTTGCCTTGTATCGACAACCGCATTACATGAGTTCAGGAGGTGCCTGTCATGAAGACTGCGACCCTGAACGTTCGCCTCGAACCCAGGCTGAAGGGCCAGGCGGAGCGTGTCCTGAAGGCGCTTGGCCTGTCACCGACTGAGGCGGTGACTTTGTACTATCGGCAGATTGCCCTGCGGCGGGGGCTGCCGTTCGACGTGTGTATCCCGAATGCTGAAACTGTCGCTGCGCTGGAGGAGGCGGAGCGCGGCGGCGGCAAGGTTTATCATGGCACCGGCAAACAGGTTATCGACGCTGTTCTCGCCGATGACGAATGAAAACATCGCGCGCTGTCGGTGCCTTTCGGAAAGACCTGAAGCTGTTGCGTCGGCGACGTTATGATCTCGACAAACTCACAACTGTCATTGACCTGTTGATGACGGTCGGTTTTCGCCCAATCCCGGCCGCTACCCTATTCATTTTGCTGCTACTGCGAAAAAGGGAACCTGGAATTTTTGGATGCATGGTTGCCTTGGCAACTATCTGGCCTATCAAAGCCCGTCTCGGGGCTGATCGCCCTCGGTTAAGCCGTGACTGTCCGCAAAACGATCGGCGGTTGCCTATCGACTGGCGCTATATTCCTCAATGCTTTCAATGCCAGCTAAATCACACTGTCCGTAAACCGGTCATTAAACGCACAGCTTCTCTGAGAGGGGGAGAACGCAGAACGCGGCGGGAGAGGGTGGGATCATCCTCCCTCGGATGGGGGTAGGGGCAGGGTCCCACCCCCATGCTGGACAGGCCGGCCCCCTCTCGATCGTCTGTATAAGTACCCCCCAAACACCCAGCCCCCAAAAACCAAGCCCTGACCATCCTCACAAACCCCCTCCACAACCGCCTACAAACCCCGCTGATGCGTTAAACGTCATTCCCCGGCCCAGACAGCACCCTGCAGCCCAGGCCTCTCCAGCGGCCTCGCCAGCCGGTTCCCTGAAAATGTTCCATAATCTTCTTTGCAAAACCCTTAGCTCTTGAGCTAGTTTGCCGGTCCATGGATCTTGCCGTGGGCCAGCAGATTGCGATCCGGCTTGCCGATGAGGGGGTACCGTTGCGCGCCATTGCCCGCGCCACCGAGATCCCGTCGACCCGGCTGTACGAGACCCTGGTCGAGGCCAAGCTGGATGGCAGGCTGCTTTCGCTGCCGCGCGATGATTGGCCGCCGGGTTGTCCACGCGATCAGCGTGCGCTGCAATTGTCACGGCTGGCGGCGGAGCATCACGACGCGCTGTTGTTGACCATCAAGCGGGT